TGACTGAATCATAGTTGTGTTGTGTTTGTGTTATATATCTTTTACAGGACACCAGGCCGCCTGTATTCGGCACTTATTTCTCTTCTTTTTCTCGTGTTTCATTCTTTGGTGCAGGCTGCGGTTGTGGGTGCGACGGCTGTGCGGGCTGCTGCGGAACCTTCACCACATATTCCTCGGGTTTCTGATACGGAAGGTTGCAGTCCAGGTATTTCTTCAGTTCCACCAGGTCATCGCGGTCGAAAGTGAAGAATCCGTCGATTATGGAAAGCTTTCCCTGCTGGATGGCAGAGTCAACATATCCGTGAGCCAGTTCCGGGATCATGTCGTCCGGAATGCGGGATACAAATCGTTCAAGGAACGGACGGATCATTTTTGTCCCTCCTAAAGATGCCAGCGAATTGATTTCATTGGAAATCTGCCATCCGGGGCCTGCGAGTCCGATTGACTTGAATAACTTCTCCACCGGAAGCATACCGGCAGAAATACCGTTGAGCGTATTGCCCATCATAACCGGAATGACCGGCTCACCCCATTTCAGGATGACAGCGGTCAGAATCTGTGCGTTTGTCATTGTGCTGCGTGTTTGAGTTGTTTGTGTAGAGTATGAAAATCATAACGGAAAGGGGAAGGCCGATGCCCTCCCCCGGATTTCAGCAGTTGATTACTGAGCAGACGGACATCCGCAGCATCCATCCTGACATACGTTGCTTGACGGAATGTATGTCTTAGTGATAGCCTGCAAAGCGGCGATGCTGTTCTGCATACACTGCAGAGCAGCGGTGTTGGTACCGTTGTAAACGGCCTGCTGCATGTTGACAGCGGTCTGAGCGTCCTTGTTGGAGCGAACTTCCACTGAAAGTTCCTTGATCTGACCCTGCAAGTCCTTATAGGCTTCCACGATCTTCTGGTCAGTGTACTTGTCAGCCTTCAGCAAAGCGATTTCTGAATCCTTTGCGTTCAGTTGTTCCACCATGTTCAACTCATAACGGCTTACGGGCATGTTGTCTGAGCATACGCCTTCTGCGTTCCATCCCCAGCCATTGCGACCCAGGATGTTACCACCGTTGATACCCAAAAATGATGCGATGCCGGCTGCAGCCCCCACCGTGTTAAAATTACCTTGTCCCTGGCCGGTTACGTTGTAACTCTGGCCATCCATACCTTTGATTGTCATACTGTTTTGTGTTTGTGTTGTGTCGTGAACTATTTCCCGACATGACAAAGGTACGGACGAAGCATTACTCTGGGAATGAGTTATTTCCTAACCTCTTCCTGATTCTTTCGCAACTTATTCTGAATATTTTCTGTGTGCTGAAACGCTGGTCGAAATTGGTATGAATCTGGTTGACGGCACGCTCCGTCTTTCCGATTCGTGCAGCGATATACGACGGATTCAATCCGCTCTGAAAAAGGAAATGCACCAGCAGATAGCGTGCATCTACCGTTTCTGTGTCCTTCCTTCCGGAAAGGATCTGTGCAGACGGTATTTCCGTTTCCTCCGATACCATGCGGAGGATGGTGTTAAAAATCTCACTCTTACTCATCGTTTCTTTGTTTATCGGGCACGTCTGCCCTGTGTTTTTCTCTTGTGTTTAAAGAAACAACCTGCCGCTACCATTGCAGCAGGTTGTAATTAAGCGTAACGCCCAGAAACGGTTCTGTCTTCCCTGAAAGCCCTATCCCGTATCCGGCGCTCAGTCCTATCCCCCACCTCTTTTTTTTCGGTGCCGGTGCATTTACCACCCCCGTCTGTGTGCGTCGGTAAAACTCTGCCGACACCAGTTGCGGGCGATACCCTGAAATGACTATCCGGTAGTCGTCCGTACGGTATTCCTTCTCTGTGAGAGGAATAATCACGTCTACGCTGTCTGTTCCTGTAGAAAGCGAATCAGAAACAACCGTAGCCGTATCCGCTATGCTGTCCGGAATGGAAGCTGACCCGGACGGTTTCTGCGGACGATATACCGGAAGGCATGCGGTGTCTGTTCCTGCGGGACGCTCTGACACGGGAGGAGCAACTGCCGTGTCGCGTATCGTATCTACCCTGACGGGAAGCCATACGGTATCACCCTGTCCAGACTGCGGCGACGCGCATCCACGGAAGAAAAGCGAAAAGAGGAGCGCGGCCGACAGCAAGCCTACCAGTATCCACGGAAGCTGTTTCATACGCCCAGGTATTTACAGATTCCCTGCACATGCAGCGTGACAATCTTCTGGCGGCCTTCATCCGACAGAAGGAAGTCCACATCTTCGCGATTGTCCTGGAAAAGGTTTTCCGTCAGCACAGCCGGGCATACAGTGTGCTTCAGAATATAGAAACCGCTTTCCTTGTCGCTGTCGCCGTCGGCGGTGTCCTTGCGAAGCTTCATGCCTTTCAGCACCTGCTCCGCACTCTGATACAGACATTCGGCCAGTTTGTCGGCCTTGGTCTGACCTACGCTGGTCCATGCCTCCCATCCGCGTGCGGTCATCCACTGCGTGCCGCTTCCGGCAGCGTTACAATGGACGGATACCAGGATGCTGTCTTTCACCCGGTTGGCGCGTGCGCACCGTTCCTGAAGCGAAATGTCTTCCTCTTCCGGAACGAGCAGCTGCACGTCGAGCCCTTTCTTCTTTAGCGCATCCACCACGCGGCGTGCAATGTCGCGTGCATAGGCATATTCGCGCAACCGTCCGTCGGGCGACTGCTTCCCTTTGGTGTCTGCACCATGACCGTTATCAATCCAGATTTTCATGTCGTGTCTAGTTTAGTTTGTGTGTTGTGACTGTGGTTATGCAGAAGCCAGAACCCCGGCCTTTTCAAGCTCGTCAATCAGCTTGTTCAGTACGGTATGTGCATCTTCCGAACCTGTAGCATCTGTTACATGGGCACCCTGTTTTACAATTCCGGGCTTTGCTGTTGTAGCATTGGTATATGTGGTGTCTGTCCAGTTTACCGTGACATACGCTTTACCTGCTCCGTCTACTCTTACAGCATAGTTCTTCCCGCTTTCTGAAAATCCGGTCTGGATTCCTCCCAAAGCAGAGTCGCTGGCTTTCGGGAGCACATAGCTTTCACCTCCTCCGCCACCACCGGCTGCTGCGGTATCCTTGATGACCAATGCCTTGACTTTTTTCACCTCCACATCGCTCAGAAGCCGTACCTTCATGCCGGCAGGTACATTGATTTCAATTACTGAATTTGTGAAATTCACCGTATCCATTGCGACGGGTTCCATGGAGTCAATAAACTGGGAGATTGAAAGCCTTCCGCTTTTCACACCCTGAATCTGCACCATTGTACGTCCTTCGGAAGTATATTCGGCCACATAGCCTTCAGCTCCCTTCTTAAAACTGATTTCGTCCATTGTTTGTGTTGTGTTTTTGGTTTGTAACTCTATTTATAGGGATTCTCCCGGTATTCCGGAAGAATGAACTGTATGTTCACCGCTGCATCGTGCAGCACCTTGTGGGTTTGTTCCTCACTTACCTCCATTTCGTCGGTAAACTCGCAGAAGATGTTTCCTACCCAGTCGGAAGCGCTGTTCAGCCTCTTTATGGCTACGGCGCGACAGCCATTGGTTATAAACAGGGATTTGGCCATCTTGTCCTTCACTTGAGAGTCTATATCCGTATAGCAGAGAAAAAGGTTTTCGGCCAGTCCTCTGCTGAATACTGCCATTTCGCTCATGGGGAGCCGCTGCACATTATCCTTCATGCCCGACACCCCCTTGCGTTTCACTTCGAAATAGATGGAAAGGAAGGCTGCGTTACCCAGTGGGTGCGGCTGTACGATGTACACCCTGTCGGCCTTTGTCTCGTAGAGCACCTTCCACAGTTCGCCGAATACCTTTGCCGTATTCTCGCTTCGCTTGAAGCTAAGACGTTCGGTTTCCTGCTTGTACCGTTCCAACTTCATATCGTTCATCTTGTCACGATACTTCTGCGTCATTTTATTGTACTGAGTAAGAATAAAGGTACCCACGGAAACTACAGCTGCGCTTATGGCCGTCACCATTTCTGCGTCCATTCCGTGCCTCCTTCCGATTTCCCGTTATTCCATCTCTTCCGTATTATCCTTAAAAAGAGCGGCAATAGCTTTTACCACATCGTAGAAACCGCATCCGCTAAGGCCGGCAGCCAGTCCGTAAATAAGCGTTCCCCACCATTGGTATCCTTCGAGCAGAGGAGTAAGCTGAAGCGCCCATGCCAGCACGCACACCACCATACCTACCGCCACGCTCACACCGATTTTTGCGAACTTGCTTTCTGAAATGGCAGGAATGACTTTCAGGATCTGTGTCACGATGGCCGAAATAAGTGCTACGATTCCGGTAAACGTGCCCAGGTCGATTACGAATCCTGCAGTAGTAGGTTCAGAGGTTACAGCTTCCTGTGCGAAAACGGTCACTGCAGAGATCAGCATTGCAAACAATAAAATCATCTTTTTCATTTTGTCGTCGTTTTTAGTTAAACATTTGGTTTTTGTTGCATTACAAAGTTACTAAGAGCACATTGGAGAATGAAGGACAAAAAAAACGACGGTTTCTCGGCAGACAAAAAACAAAAAAGGAGACAATCGCTTGTCTCCTTTCTGTGTTGATAAAACTCTCATCGAAGAAGGGAATCCCTGTTTCCCCTATCACGCCGCTAAATTACAAAAAATATTTATATCCGAATAAAACGGATATGTTTTTTTGACAATTGAATGCTTATTTACACTTTAAAACAATAAAAAGAAGGACGGATGTGCAACACTTTGCTCCGCCCTTCAAGCCAATTTTAAATACATGTAAATGTATTCCATTACAAACATAATACTTTTTATTGCCAATCTCAAATATTTTTCCTATTTTAGGGGAGCCAATTTTAAAAATACATGTTATGTTAACCTCTGCCAGTACAAAGCAAAGGTGTCAGGAATTTTCTGACTTCCTTCGAAGTTCCGCGTCCGGTTTTGAGCTGGATTTGTCGGGCTGCTCATTGATTGAATGTATTGAACAAATGATCCGCGTGAAAAATCGTCTTTCTGAAGGATACGGAAAACATTTCTCATGTCTTCTTTTCAACCTGAACTACATCCAGAAACTTTTTGGATGTACAATTTCCCCTTCACAGGTAAATGAACTTTTCTGGACTTATTTTATTTCCTTCCTTACGAAAGAAAGAAAGCTTTCCCTCTCTACCGTAAAAACCGTGTGCAGCCAGCTAAAGACCTCTGTGGAATGGTCGGCCAGACACAGGGCCCGCATATCAGACACCTACGATATGCTGAAAATTCCAAGCTACTGCCATGAGCAGATTGCGCTTACGGCCGATGAAATAAGCCACATATATCATTTTGACGTAAGCTCCATTTCAAGGAGAAAGCAATATGTTTCTCACATGCAGCGTGTAAAGGATATGTTTGTGCTTAGCTGCAATCTCGGACAGCGTTTTTCGGATATGGTAAGGATAGAAAGGAAATGTTTTGACAGAAACATTTTCAGACAGATTCAGCAGAAGACCGGAATGATGGCATACGTGGACATAGAGAAAATGTCAATAGACAGGAATACCACTTACCGCGTTCTTGAAAAATATGATTATTCATCACCGGTAAAGACCGACATATCATGTTATGACAAATACCTGAAACAACTGTTACGACACATAGGGGGAGAGTTCTGTGAGGAGATTAAGAGGGAGACAAAGGTAAACGGACTGATTGAAACGGCATTCTTCCCGAAATGGAAGCTTGTATCCTCACACACAAGCAGACGCTCGTTTATCACTATAAACGTGCTGCGCGGATTCAGACCACTCGAAATCATGCGTGCTTCAGGTCATAAGAGCTATACCAGCTTTGAAAAATATCTATGTTATTTCGATGATTGAAAAAGAATGAGAGACTGTATATGAAATGCAGTCTCTCATTCTTTTCACGTGTGGGAACTTAATTAAAAAGATACCTTATCCATCCGAAATAGCCGGCATCCTCCAGGTAATTGTCATCATACTGGTTTTCGTAAGCTTCCTTTTCAAAACTGATCCGGTTGTATGCCTCACTTCCAAAAAAAATGAGTTTTACGAGATATTCCAGCACATAAAGTGCGTAAAACATGAGGAAGGAAAGACAGAACCACCAGGAAGATATTCCGGAAAAAAGTACCAGTGCCCAGATGATTACTCCGCTGGCTATCATGCACTCCACCCATTGACGTGCGTGGGTGCATTCATGATTCCTGATTCTCTGTGGCATCTCCTCCTTATTCTTGTATTTCGTACAGACCCATGCGGACAGCGTAATGGTGTCGTAATCACCCCAGAGGTATGTGCGGGCTATCCAGTTGTCATATAAAATCTTTTTCATCTATGAATACTGTTTTTTATAATGCAATCTGAAATTATGATTTTATATTTATAATTAAAATGCTGCAAGGAATTTTTATGCGTTCCTCGATAACGCATCTTACGTGGCTGGTTAAATCCACTGCGACCTTCTTACAATCGTACCTTGCAACCTTATAAACCTACCGAGTTATTCTACAAATCTTTAACCGTATACCCTAACCATCCATAAATCTGGTAAGTCATAGACTTAGCAGAACGTAAACCTTCATGGGTAACATCAGAAGTAGAACTAAAAGTATCTCCTGAACCTACTAAAGTTTTTCCATAAACAAAATCTTCAAACTCTTGTGTATAATTAGTTGCAAAAGGTAAAGATGCTGGAAATATTGGTATCCAACTCGTTTTTTGAGATAAATCAGAATACTTTTCTATTGCTAGTTTATTATAGTTTATAAGATTTCTTGTTGGATTATACGATTGGCCTAGACATATATCTCCCCAAACATCTGGGAAAAATGCACCATTAGATTTTTTTGCTTTTAACCCGAATATAATGTCTTCTCCCAATTGATTTCTAATCGCAGTAATAAATAATTCAGACATCTCTATAGAATCTGTACCGTCAGCATGACCGTTATCTACCGAACCATAATATCCCCAATCATTGTAAGCCATATCCCATATAACATGGGTAGGTTTGCATACATCATATTTTTCAAGCAGTACTTTAGACGTTACTTTACTTCCAACTGTGTATGTTTCACTGTCTGTTCCTTCCACGGTTTTTCCTGCTGGATTTTCATCGTCAATAGAAAGTCTTACACCCAAATCATCCATTGTTCTATATCTTTCAAGGTATTTGTTAAAATTGAAAGCATACTGTGTTTTATCCAAAACATCTTTTGCAACACCATCAGAATATGAGGTTTCTCTTGCTGTATCTCTATCATAAAAAGGATAATCTGGATTTTCTGCAATATAATCCATACACTTATCAATAACTAGCTTTTGTTCTTCAGAGCCTGTCCAAACACTATAACTTCCACTCACCTTGCTTATCCATCCCTTTTTATTGCAAAATTCCCATAGTTCTTCTGCATAATCATGGTGGTATTTACCCAATGGAGTGTACCTTAATGCTTTTAATTTATCCACTGTTTTTTCAAATGTGCCATAATCAATACCCGATGTCGAATACTCTTGGTTGTACGGGACTCTGTATCTCAAACCATTCATAAGCCATTGTATAATTCCAGTAGCTGAATTTCCGCTTACATTTGGGTCATAATCTATATTAGTAGGTGAAAATAGCATTGGCTGCCTTAAATAGCATATTCCGCAATGTCCTCCTCTTACTTCATGTTTTCCTCGGCTATTTAACGTTTCTCCTTTATACTGAAAAGTATCACCATTTCCGTGACCGAGTGTACCTATTGATACATAATTAACAGCATAAGAGTTATCTTTTGCAGACATTCTTAAATATTTCTCCAAAAGAGCTGATGTCATAGTACCACCCTCTTCATTAGTTCCATCATCATTTCTATAGTCAATACCATCAAATGATACGCCAAATAAGCAAAGTCTTATATTCTTGTTTGAAAATATTTTTTCATTTAGCACATGGAAATCTAGTGAGACAGTTTTATCATTATACCCATCCGCACTTATAGTAATTGTTTTAGTGATTTTTTCGTATATGTTAGTCGTTTTCCTTTGTCTGCTTATAGCTACATCTCTTCTATAATTTACTAAAGCTGGAACTTCTGGCTTTACATCAAGAAAAGATTCAGGAAATAGTCTAACCACGTATTCTCTGCTGTATAAATCTGAATTAACCATTCCAAAAATATAAGGAATATTTATAGTTGAAAAATCTAACTTCTCTGAAGGGATTCTTTTTTCTAGACTTTCAATCTTTTCATTATTTTTTGATACCCTATATTTTAAACTTAATTCTTCTATTGTTATATCTTCTGTGAATTTTAAGTAAGAATTTTTTAAATATTCAGGTTTACTACCTACACCAGATATTTGTATAGCAAAATATGCTGCATTACTCTCTGCTATAAGCTCTTGTTCTTCTCTAAATTCATCAAACTTATGTATTTTAATAAGTCTTATAGCTTTTTTAGAATCATCTAATACAGCATGATTAGCATTAGGAACGCACAAATAACTACTCCATTTATAGGTTTTATTTGGTAAAATAGGAACAATATAAGTCCCCCAATCAGCACCATAATCTGTATTAGAAGTATCTAAAAATTCCCCTAAATTTCCAAAATATCCAATTCTTAATTCATAGGTATTAAGAATAAGAATATTTTCATTTCCCGGTATATTACCTAAAACAGTATTGTTTAAAACCAAAACTTTCTGGTTTACTTCTTCGGCTTTATTATTAGCATTTTCAGCTAATTGCTTAGACTCTTGAGAAGAAAGAGAAGTTGATTCTATATAATAGCTACTTGAACATCTAACATCAGCTCCATGTTGTACTGCCAAGTAATAATCACCATCCTGAGAAACTATACTACTTTCTGTATTTTCAATCCCATGTGTAACTTTCAAAGAATTATCAACCATTACAATTTTTCTTTTATTATCTGGGCCTTGAGCATTAGTAACTGTATATGTTATTCCGACTTTCACAGGAATAAAGATAGTTGTCCAACCAAGTGACCAATTATAATCATCATTCGAATAGACAAAGGGTGTTCCTTTATCTATTTTTGGATAGTATCCAAATCTTGAAAAATTAAATGGATTCAATATTAAGTTAACGGACTTATGATAAAGCGTAGACAGTGGAACACTATTATCTAGCTCGGTAAGTTTATTATCAAGGCTCCCGCTTCCATCACTCATTCCGACACAAGCAGACGATGTGACAGGATATATTTTCTCACCCGTGGTAGGGTCTTTCAGTTGTGCTTTTTGTGCTGCCATTGTTCTATCGTATTTTAAATGTTTATTTCGTTCGTTTCTCCTGCGTTCTCATAGAGCGGCATTCCGCTCAGTGCTTCCTCATATTTTTTCAGGTTTTCTATAAGCTTGTTCCCTTCTTCCGCTGTAGAAGATGCGGACGCTGCTGCCTGACGGGCTTCTGACGCAGCCGATGACGCGGAAGAAGCTGCACTTTCGGCCTGCTGTGCTTTCTCGTTGGCATTTGCTGACGAAGTTTCTGCCTGCCGGGCAGCAGAGAGAGCCTGTGCGGCGGACTGCTCGGCCGGCTGTTTCATCCAGTTAAGGAAATCCTGCTCTGTCCCTTCATTACCATTGTCAATCCAAACCTGATAAGCGGACTTACCCGTTACTCCAATCTGAATGTTGGACGTGGAAAGAACTATTTCCTGCTCCAACTTTACGTCTGATCCGGTTTGTTCGTCAGATTCCTGACAGCTTCTTCCTACCAGTGAAAAAGCATTACAGCAGTCTGTTACCGTCTGACCATCTTCATCTTTGTTAACCCATGCTTCTAACCTATATACTCCTGTTTCTTTCTGTACATCACGATTTACAGGAATAAGCAGCTCGTCACCTTCTGCTGTAAAATCCATCTGTTTCCTTCTTCCTGAAGGAGACACAAGTATCACAGTAACAGGTAGCGAGTGTAAATCTGTTCTTTCTCCGTTTACGGTTAGTGCCCACCTTACGGAAAATTCTTTCCCTATTCTTATTTTCTGCATGGTCATATAGTCACTTCATCGGTTTCACCTATATTTTCGTGAAGAAACACGCCTGCAAGTGCTTGCGAGAACTGTTCTTCTGTTCCGGAAAATCCTTTTTCCTTCGCATATTCGTAGGCCGACTTCCCGGGAGCACCATCCTTACCTGGCGCACCATCCTGACCTGGTGCGCCGTCATTTCCGTCTCTTCCAGGGTCTCCCTTATCACCTTTAAGAATTGTACCAAGAAGAAGCTCCACACAGCCAGCACCTTTCTCCCCTATCGTGGTTAGAGGACTCTGAAATGTAATTCTTACTTTCATGCTATAGGTCTTTTATGCGGTTATCTACTACTTCTATCTGTTCCTGCTTGGCTATTCGAACCACTTCGCCGACGATAAGCTTTACTTCGATTATGGCAGACACACTCAGCTTCTTTGTCTGATCAGAGGAGAATGTAAACTTTACCTGGCTCCCTTCTATCTGCATATTCTCCTTTGAAAGAAGCACCTGATAATCGTCGTGCCGGTTGCGCAAAAGCAACTTGATTTCTGTCTGAGAGAAATCAGTTACAAGGCTCCCGTCGTCATCGGTAAATACCATTGTTCCTTCAAGGGTTTGTCCTGCGTATATCTTCATGATGGGTATTTCTTTTATTACAAATTTATCGTATCATTCACTGGTAATGAAGGACAAAAAGTCTACACGGTTACTTCGTCTACTTGCCCAAGAGAATCGTATGCCACTACCTCTGACAGAACTGCAGAAGGATTGCCAACTGACGTGCCGGTGCTTGTCCAAACATTGCTTTTAACCTTGTAAAGTGTGGCTGGAAGCGTAGTACCTACAAGTGCCATCTGCCCCTCATAAGCAGGAGGATATTTTGTATTTAATTCAGATTCAGAATCGCACAAAGGGATTTTTATCATAGTCTGCGACTTTGCTTTTTCCACTGCCTGATTCAGACTAGCAAAGTTCCCGTTTATCACGGATACGGCTTCTCCCCAGTTCGTGTCTGATTTTATTTGCGATGTTGCCATGATAATTATGTATTGTGTTATACCTGATACTTCTTATATATTATTCCATTACAAACAAGCCATTCCCAAGTCTTACCTAAAGAGTCTGTAGTTCGGAATGAATCTGTAATTCCCTTCATTACATTATCATACTCATCCTGAAAACTTATTCCGTCAAGACCGAAATAAGCATGTCTTTCCGCTTTTTCCCCATAAGTTATATTTATTCCAGTGACATCTATTGTTGTTTCCATTTGATAATCTGGCATTTTTAGATAAATAACCGGAGTGCTGCCATAAATGTCTGAGAAAGGCTGTATAGCAACTACCATTCTGTCCTCAGAGTCATAAATTCTAAAGTCTGCAAATTCTCTGTCAATCTTTAACGTATATCCTTTTGCCGATACTTCGAAATTAGAGCTCTGATACAGATTCCCTTCCTTGTCCCAATACAAGCTTCCGTTAGCCAAAGAACCGGAACCGTCTTTATTGAGAAGTATCTTTCCGTTCGCTATCTTTACTGTTCCTCCGAACTCTCCGTCGTTAGAATAGATAGTACCACGGAATACACCTCCCAGCGCATAGATGTACCCACGAAGGAATACGTTACCTCCGTGTGTGGCTACAAATTTTGCCATGTCTTTCCAATCTTCGTCGGTGGGCTGCTCACCATTCAGCATTTTTGTTACGGTACGCATGGCCTGCTCGAAGGTACCACCTGCCCAGAATGCCACATCGGTGTCTTCATTGTAGATTCCGCTTACACCGGCATTCACTTTTTCCATTACTCCGTCTACCCACTTACCAAGCTGAATCATAGAGGTAAGATTAAGCCCACCCAACACCTGAGTTTCACCTTTTAGCGCATCCTGTAAATACCAGAGGTTCTTAAACCCGTCGGCCACTGGGTCTGTATCATCGCGTGAAGGGCACCAGTCGGTTGCTATCGTACCTCTTTCAAGCTTGATTTCGCAAATCGTAGCAGAAGGGCCATTTGCTGAGAATAAATTCCCTGAATTATATACTATCTGGTGAGTGTAGCGTGCATATTCCGATGTAAGTTCCTGCGTAATCTCCACATCGCCTACACGGAATGTGACGGATGTTCCTTTGGCCTTGTAGCCGAGCATGTAGGTCTCTCCCTCTATGAGATTTATATTCTGATATATGCTGAATGACGCACACGAAAATCCTGATGCAGAACCCGCGTCTTCACTCACCTGGCCTGTACCTTCCCATTCTTTCAAGCTGGGGCTGTACATCTGTGAATCGGACTTTAACGGGGTAGATGTCTGAAGAGAGACCGTCTGATAATCTCCACAGAAAGAAGTGTTACGCAACAGATTCTCTCCGCCCACCTTCACTGCGTTTTGTATCTCTTGAGGAAGGTCGTCAAGGTTTGCTGCGCCGGTAGAGCCGGCCTGAATTTGGACTTTTCCTGCCACACTTACACCTTCGTCCTCGTCATTTATAAAGTAAGATGTGTTCTGCCGATTACCTGTATAAGTGTCTCCGTAAGTCACCTCCTTGAAGCGCCCTGACACTACATCGAAGTATTCGTCCTTTATCACCTTATCTTCCAGGCTGTAGGAATTGATTCCCTGATACATCTTACGGGATGGAGAATCGGGGCCGTAAGCGGAATAAATCTGTGCGTTCTGCCTGGTTACATCCGTGCGGTTCCCGAGTTGAGACACTTGGTCGCCAGCCTGCGGAATGTCACTTCCGGTGTCTGCATCGGTTTTAGAGAATACCACATAATCGTCGCCTGTTTCAATAACGAGTCGCCACCAGTAGCGGTTTCCTTTCTGTCCGTTTGGCTGCACTTCCAGATTAAATGTCTGGCATCGGCCCTGATCATCCGGTTCAAACTCATTATAGACACTCCTTCCTTCACCATCTGTCCGGTTGAAGTAACATTTGTATCCGTCTTCCGTTTCTTCTACACTTGATATAATCATTGCCGCAGGAGAAAGTATCAACGCACCTCCCACGTGCTTTAGTTCCTGGACGGTTATGTCAGTAAACAGGGCTTTCTTGCGTATATTCAGGTAGTCGAACTCTGCATGAGTGTTCCCGTTTTCGTCTACAAGTACGGCTCCACCGGAACCAAGCACGCCAGTGGTATAGCTACCCATCTTCACTCCCTTCCTGAATGTCTGTACAAAGTCGGTAGAGTCTTCATGATCTTTGTTCAGGAAGAAGCTGCGAAGGTATTTCAAATACTTCCCCGTAAGAAGCTTGGTGGTAGGTATCGCTTCGTCATTAGGGGTAAATTCTTCATCATCTCCCTGGCGAGCCACATCAGAAATCTGCTTGTCGTTGATAACCAGTTTGCCGATAATGGAGAGAGTGCCTTGAACTATGTAGGAAGTGAAACGTTTCAGCGGACGGATCAATCCTTCTGCAGTCAGTTCGAACAGTTCCTTCCATCCGGCTGCATCCTGGTCATTACCTGCAGGAGTAGACAGCTTACCGTAGTCCAGTGTAATTTCACGGTCGAGGGTGGCTCCTTCCAGCTTGTCGGTTGCGGTAATGCTTCCGATACGTATGTAATAGAAATCTTCGCTGGGATTCTCTCCGCCGATGCTTCCGTCAGTGGCATAGTCGTTCACGGAAAACAGCACCATGGCATCGTCAGAATCTCGTTCCAGACGGGCATAGATGTAGTGTGCCTCCGTGCGGTTCAGGCGGGTGTTGTATCCCGTCAGCGTCCAGCTTCGGTATTCTCCGTTGGGCAGATAATCTATGCCGTAGCTTTTCTGCGGAGCCACCATGATGGTACAGCCCGGAACCACCCCCACCTGAATCAGGTTGGGGTTTTCCAGTGCATTTTCTATCATGGACACGCCCTGGTAAGATATTCGGTATGCGTTACTCTGGTAATCGGTTATCATTTCCCTTTTCTGTATTTCTGATTCATTTTCTCAATTTCCTTGGCTTCCTTAGCCATGGCATTCATAATTCCCAGGATGCGGACCGCCTCGCTGTCGTACACTGCGTCGTAGTCACTGAATCCCTGATACTTCATGATGTTGTTAATCATTTCCACCTCTATCTTGATAGGGTTCTGCCGTCCGTTCTTTTTCCCGTTAGGCGTGAACAGTTCCGGATACATGCGTGCGTAGGCTTCCTGCACGCTCTGGAAATACTGCACCATGACGGGGAACATGCGGGCTTCTACCATGCTAAACCAGCGGGAGTTTTTCTGTATCTGTCCGGAGTTGAACGACCACACGCGGCGCTTACACTTGCGCAGGTAGCGTCCTTCGCGTATCTCTCCCGTCTCGCGCACGGATTCGTTGAACAGCGTGGCCAAAAACCGGCATCGTTCCTGCTTCATGCGGCGCAACTGCATCCGGATGGCGGCATGGGTCGATTTTCGCCTTACAAGCGTCTGTAGAACCTTCTGTGCGTCCCAGTACATAATAAGCAGGTTCTGTGCGGACTGGTACTGCGCAAAGCTGACATCGGACATCACATCTTTCGGTGCTTTCAGACGAAGGGTTCCCATACGAAGGCGGATAATTCCGTAGGGAGTGACGGTGCGTGCAAAAGGATTTTCCAGAAAACCGAGCTTCTGGTCTATCCACTGGTCCACCTGCCATGCCCGCATGGGAATGCGCTCAAACAGGTGGCGAATCCCTTTGCGCCGGAAGAGAAACACCGTCTCACCATTTTCATCGGTCACGGTGCGCCGCACGATTTTCAGTCCGAGAAAAAGCATGAAGCATTTCAGCTTGAAAATACGGTCGGTACGTTCCTCGTCGCCTGCCGCAGCCATAGCCTCCTTACGCTTGTAAAGTCTGTTCACCTCTTCCAGCTCTTCGGTCGACAGCCGGTTCCAGCTGTCGGGAAGTGCCGGAAGATGTATCTGGTAGTTTGTCGTATCCATTTGTCGTTTCTTTATACTCCAAAGTTAGGTATATGGCAACTGGGAATGAAGGACAAAAAATCAGTGCCGGGTAAAGGCTTGCGGACGCATGACGAAGATGGCGTTGTCCTGGTTGTCGTAATCGAATATGGGCTGTTTGTCCGGTCCGGTTGTTTCAGTGAGCGGCGGCACATACAGCGGAGAATCCTTTATAAACTCTCCGAAAGAATCCTGATGGTTGGAAATGAATTTCCTCGCCTTTGTCATGGAATAAGCTGCCTCGTTTTCGCTGTACTTGCGCTGTTTTTCCGGACGGCGAGACTCGATGTAGAGTGCCAGCGCCATGCGCAGACAGTCCACCGCCTTCTGCCACACCGCATTTATGGCATCCTTGTCTTCGCCCGTGAAAAGGTCGGACTTTAGCGAGCGCGTGCACCATTTCACCAGCGCATCGGTCAGCTCCTCCCCTATCTCCGGCTCTATGTAGGCGCTCTGGCAATATCGTATGTCAGGCAACATGGCGATGAACTTCTCCCGGCTTTCGTTGATGTCCAGAAAACGGTTCATCTCGATGGCGGTAGTAAACAGCAAGTCGCCCTGCAGGTAGAAATACCGGCTTTCGCGCCACAAATCGGCAAACACGGGAGCCTGACTGCACGCATCCTCTTCCAGGAATACCAGCAGACGATCCACTCCGCGACGGCCCTTGAAATACGCATCGCGCTCAAACCGGCTCACAGATTTCTCGTCGGCCTTGTCGTACCCGTCGGTGTACACCTGGTTCAGTCCACCCCCGTCGTTCAGACTCACCGTGAGAATGCCGGTGCTGTTGGCCAGCGACAAATAGACCACCGGAAGCTGGCAGGCACGTATCAGACGGATTTCGGGTGTAAGGTTTTCTTTTTCCACGTAGGCCGCCGTCACTCCGCCATACTCTTCCATGGCCTTATCGTATTCTTCGCATACCTTTTCGTAGAGTTTTCGCCCAAGTATCGGCAAAATAATGTTCTCTTCTGTCTCTTCCATGATTGTGAGAAGTGACTGGTCGCCGCTGTACACGCTGGTGGGCACGTATGCCCTGATTTCTTCGGTTTTCGTTACTAACATAGTCTTTGTGTTTTTCTTCAAAGTTAGCGGTCTGATTCGGTAGTTTGAAGGACAAAAAACGAAAAATCGGAGGTTTTATGAAATTTAGAAACAATTTTAATGCGATTTCGGTTGAAAATTGTTATTTTTGCGGTAGGTAAAATGTAATAAAACGATGAACATGAAATCTAAAAAAGTTATGAAAAAGACTTACGTGCTCATGCTTTCGCAATCTTTCCCGACCAAACATCCCCGGTCGGGAAACCCTACCGGATTCCGTGAGAAATTCCTTTCCGGAGAAAAACGACACACCATCCGGGCCAACTTCACGCTTTGGGCAAAACGCATACACGAGGTACAGCAAGGTGAAGCGGTTATCTCCGTCCGTCAGTGGGAAGGCCGTCCGTATTTCAGCAGACAAATAACAATAGGCTGCCTGACTGCAGAATCCGGAACAGGTATTCAGAAACTTACCTTCCATCTGGATCGCGACGGATGTGCCTCTTTCAATTTCTTTGACATCGACAGTAAATATCCGGAACTGAAAGAACTTGCGGCCAACGATGGCCTGTCGGTAGACGACTGGAAAGAGTGGTTCCGGGGTTATGATTTCAGCAAGCCAATGGCAGTAATTCAATTCAGTAAATTCCGGTATTAATGATGAAAGAGTATTTTATTGCTACAGCAATTTTTGTAGGTCTTGTGGCTTTCGTTATGGCAATGAGCTATTTCTCCGGTTTGGATTACGACATCCTTTTTATAGAATTTATGCTTACATACCTAGTGATTAATAAATTATCTGAAATACAGAACGATAAAAAAGAAAAATAATATGGCAGCGTATGACGTAAACGGGCGGTGCGAAGACTGCACATTTGCTGACGCATTTGGAAGAAGTTGCCAGCATGGGATGCTATTCCCTGTCATGGTACTAATTGCGTTTGGAGATGTATATCAGTGTCCGAACTTTCAGAAAAAGAATGCTGAACAGCTTCAGGAACAAATTCGATTAAAGAACAATGAAAATAAATAGGATATGGATTTCAAGAAATTAAAATTACTCACAGAACTGATTGATCAATATGAATGGCAAATGGGCCATGGTCTTGCGGTATGGATAGAATATTCTAATTGCACGACTGTTTTTGATAAGATATTGGGAGTGGATTCTGAACGTGAAATTCATTGTGTGGCGCAAAGAACAGGCATTTGCATTGATCACTTTGAAGATATTCTAAGCTATTATACCAATGAAGATATTGAGAGCTTGTTCCCTAAAGACGAAGATTGATTATGGCAAAGAAAGAATTTAAAGTCGGAGAAACATTTCAATGCGGGCTTGTGAAGCTGAAATGCGTAAAAGCAGAGGGAACAATATGCGAAGGATGTTTTCTTGATGATATATGTGAATTTTACAGCCAATGCAACGCCCTTATAGGATGTTGTGATGCTAGTAGGGAGGACAAGACCGATGTAATCTTTGTAAAAGTGGAGGAGTAAGATATGGATTTCAAATCACAAATAGGAACAAACATAAACCAGTCACGGAAGCTGTTAGAGCTGGGATTAAAACCAGGCACAGCCGACATGTACCTTGAAAAGAGTAAGACACCTGAATATGGAGAATATCATCTTCATACTATATGTGAAGGCATTGATCCTGAACACTGGTTCTCTGTTCGCATGAATCGCGACATTACTCCTGCATGGAGCCTGGACCGACTTCTGGAGCTTATCCCAAAGTCAATAAAACAGAGACACAGGCCAAATGCCGATTTTGATATGCATAGCGACGGGCAATATTGGTTCATTTCTTACGAGGAACTTGGATACGATGTAAAACATCAGGAAATGAGACACAAATCCTTCGATGCCGTTATTTGCATGATTGAATGGCTTATACATAATAATCACCTGAACCCGGAATACTTAAAAGACAAACCATGAAAAAAGAAGATAAAATAAACATCATGCTCGATAATGCGGATAAGGCACTTTCACATGCAAACAATGTACACTCACGTATGCAAAAAATCACACGACTTATGCCGTTGATCAAATCAAAATCAGAACTTGTCCAAGATAATCCGTCCTCTTATGACTCTACGACATATTGCGAAGGTTTCCTGGATGGATACGAAAGTAAGATTAATAGCGTATGGCATGATTTCGATATAAATATAAATAATGATGATGATGTTGTATTGCTCTTGAGAAATGGGAAAATCGTTGATTATGATGATGATTGGGAGGAATATTATTCTCCTGCCGTGAAATGGGCTTACAAAAAAGATTTACTACCCAATACAGAAAATAACTGATATGAAAATATACGAGACACCTAATCCATTCTTTTTAAGCGACATATTTGTCTTTGCAGAAGTAGAGGAAATCGGGCTATGTTACATAAAAGTGAATTGTTTTAACAGAATCGAAGAAATTGGTTTTGATATTCAACAAAGAATGTGCCGGGCCATCGGAGATATTATGAAATCCGCTAAAAAAGCTACAAAAATTCACAGACATATTTTCACCAGTATTGATATTGAATATTGGGGAAAAATCCGTAATCAATGGTTGCGGTCCGTGAAAACTCAAACATACATAGAAAATAATTCTGGAACCATTATTTTGTAGATTATGGAACATACAATAAAATTCAGAGGTAAGGAAATAGACTCAAACAAATGGCTGTATGGAGACTTATTTCAACGAAGTGGATGCTATCCTGAAATCCTATTCCCATATTTCGATAAAAAAGGAAAAACACAATACGCCGAAATTGCAGTAAAGGAAAAGACGGTAGGCCAGTTCATCGGGAGAAAAGATAAGGACAAAACGGAAGTCTACGACGGAGACATAATAACTGTCAACGGAGACTTTCCAAAATTGGTGAAATTTATCCCAGAGAGAGCAGCCTTTTGTATCGCCAATATTTGTGATTTGAACAATCAGGACCAATTGGATATTTGGATGCAACCTCCTATATCATGGTGGGAGAAAATGGATATAGATGTAATAGGTAATATTCACGATAACCCCGAACTTCTAAATATAAATTGATTATGAAAACAATAGAAATATACGAAACAAATGATGGTAGCCGATTCGACAAAAAAGAAGAAGCTATTAAATATGAAGAACTGTGCGATAAATGCAATTCGATAAATCTAAAACTCGGAATATTAGGACGTGACTTAGAATCAAATGAGTATATACAGCATGATCCGGAAGTCATAAAAAACACATTTAGAGAGTTTATGGGTATTGTAGCAGATTCAATACCTGATTATTCCAACATGGCTATTGAATGTGGTAACGGGGAAAGACACATGAGTCATATATATCGAGTCATTTCTGATTATAACATTAAATGCCTTAGCAATTTAATGTTTAGATTTTACTGTATCGACTTTAAAAATGGAAAAGAGTTTCAGCAACCTTACTTCACTTCACATCAAGAAAAAGTGACAGTCAGAGTGAAATTAGACAACAGAGAAAACTTCTCCCCCACCTGCGCAACATGCAACAGCTATGACAACGGGAAATGCACCAATTTTGGGAAGGAAGTAAAAGCGGAAGATTCCTGCAAATACTATCAGTCGGACGTGATTGAATATACCTGCCAGCAGTGTGGCCGTAAATACGAAATCACTGATTCCGATGCTGGAAATCGTGAGAAATTTTACTGCAAAGCATGTGAAAACGGATATTAATCAAAACTAAACAACCATGAAAATAGAAATTACACCCGAAGAAATGCTGGAGAGATTCAAGCTCTACGGAGAAATTTATCTGCTTCTGGCTCCCGTCTGTGAATATGATGACATGGACGGTTTCAGAATAGAAAGTTATGAGATTGTCGACGAACTGGATTTAGAAGATGAAATATTTTTCCTGGCAGATGGCGATGAAGTCTGGTTTAAAGGCGTGGAATTTACAGAAGATATACTTTACATTCTATATACGAACAAAGACGAATGCGAAGAATATGCACACCCAGTCATACACCTGGAAACAGAATCCATCCGAAAAGTGAAATCAATTCTGGAACAATATGTAAAGGCAATCAGCCATGAGTAAAACCAAATTATATTATCTGTTTTTGGCAGCCATGTATGTGGTGTTGTCGTAACCTGTAACAATATGATTGAAATTATCAAAGAAGGGAAATACGATAAGAAAATAGCGACCTGCCAGTTCTGCGGGTGCGAGTTTACTTTCGATAAAAGGGACGTGCAATCCAGGAGTGATGGGAAGTTCCCATTTACAAGAATAGAAAAAACATTGCTATATGTTTTGTGCCCATGCTGTAATGCAGAGATAAGAGAATGGAGTGATTACCCCACAAATCATAAACAGAATGAATTATGACGGAAGATCTAAAGAAACTGATAGATGAAGTCGAGGGAATCCTTGGTAATGAAGTGGAAGCCACAAGAAGGCTGAAAATGCTCGATGAAGCCATTCAAAACATGAAAGAGATGGAAAATATTCAACTTCATCAGTTCATTATCTACAAAGAACGAAAATTGTTCGGATATAAAAAAGGGAAATCCAAGACTGTCAATATAAACGTGGATGACAAGCTGATGAAAGAAATATTTAGGATCTACCTCAATGAATTGTCAAATCAGGTAGCAGCCGTAAATACACTCTTAGCCAAACTGAAAGTTGGTAATGAACTACAAATAATTGAACCATGACACCAGAAGAATACCTTGACAAAAAGAAATCGGGCCGATTCACTGGAGGTGAATTATACTACACCGTATCTTTGGACGATGCAATGAAGGCCGTTGAAATGGCCCGCAGTGAAAACAAACCTGCTGACAATATACCATCATCAGCGATATACGGATGGATATGCCCGAAATGCGGACGTGTCTACTCCCCTACCGTACCCACATGTATGAACTGCAGAAACCTTGAGATTGGCCATGTAACATGTGCGGATCAGTCGGAACGTATAAAGTAACAAACCATTAAATAATATAGCTATGGAATTTAAACATCAGAAAGACCTCGGTCCGGACGCCATTGAGAAATGGTGTGAGGAACTGGACCGGAAACCCAAAAGAGAATTAACACCGGAAGAAGGAAAAACTTTGTTTATGTGTATGATAAACGAACCCCATTACAGAACAGACAAAAATTTTGAATCCTTGCTAGGTAAATGGAACGGAGTCGCCATCCTTCACGACCGGATAAAAGAAAACCACACCTACACTATTGAGAGCGCAGTCCTGCTTTTCCTCGGATCTGTGATTGACCGACCGGGAATAGCCGTCCAATATGCAAACTTCATGCAGTACAAATGCTGGCAGTACCATATCAAGCATGTAGATATGAAATACTTCACCAGACGTATTTTACCGGCAGGACTTCTCACCGAAGATGCCTTATATGAAATGTGGAACAAACAAAAGTATATCAGTGAAAAAGAAAGAGGACTTCTCAACATGCTGGATAATTCTTATTTCATGCAGTCAATCAGAGAAATAAAAGAAAAATAGCCCTATGACCGCAAACGATTATTCAATAGAAAAATATGTGTCTGAATACCTGAAACCGCTGGAAGAGAAAGGAATTATCACAGACTTGCGGGTTATTCCATGCAGATGCCGAATCATGTTCAGACTGAATGAGCCGTCACGAGAAAACTCAATGAAAGTCATTATCGAAACAGAGGCAGACGAAGACCATATCACATTTTTCAAGTCCGATGTATCAGTAAAGGAAACATTCAGATCCCCAGAACGGATGTTTATTTATCAAAGACTGATGGCCGCAAATAAATCCCTTAATGATGAACTAAATAGGAAGTCAGTAAACACCGATTTATACATTACGAAATACCTGAAACCACTGGAAGAGAAAGGACTGATAAAGAACCTCGCAACGTGCAAGAATCATAGCGTCTGGTTTACGATGGTGAAAGACATTAAAGGCGTGAGCATTACCGTCAATTTAATCCTGGGAACGACAGTAGATACTGTTGCGTTTTTCCCTCTCCATCTTGACATAGGTCGTTACGGAGTAGAAACAACATTTATCCCCAATCCGATAAATGATGACCACTACACGGAAAAACTTGAAAAACGTATTCAGGAATCAATGAATAAGATGAAAGAAATATTTGATAACCCACTACCGGAATAAGATTATGGAATCAAAATCAGAAGGTGCAAAAAGACTGGAAGAAGATATTCTTTCCATAAAGCAAGAAATGGAATCCGAGCTCGCTCCATACAGAATGAAACTCCTGGAGATATATAACGAAATGAACAGGATCTCTCAACCATACGAGAAAAGAATCAAGCATAAAGAACAGGAATATCTCGATAAATTCCTTGTAGACTGTAACGGGAACATCATTCACACGGGAGACGTTCTTATAAACAACGTAACCAGTGATTCATTTAAAGTGGTAAACCGGTTCCAGCAAAAGCTGATTCATTACCTCGGTAATCCTCGTGTGGTAGTAGTAAAACTGAATAAGAAAGGAGAGGCCGGGAAGAAAGAATTTTCTATTTTCCCGAATGAGCTACAAACCTATTATACTCTCAAAAAATAAGTAGTATGGACAATAAAGTCAAACCCAGAATAAGCGCAGTCATTACCGACTGTCTGAAGTGTCCGCACTCAAAAAGGTACGACTCTTCTCAAGGCTCAACCGGTTCAGTGCTTGTATGCAAAGAAAAAGAACAAATAATCATTAGTGATGATTATATTTATCACACAGATAAGATAAATATGAGTAACTTTATCCCGGAATGGTGCCCGCTGGATTGCTACACCGGAGAGAATGAAATTTACGGGCTTAAAGAAAAAAACCTACGTGATTCACAATGTGAAGTACCTATGGTGAGATATAATAACTAGAACCTATGGCAGAAAAAAAGAAAATCAGCACAATTGTTTCGCATTGCGAAGAATGCGTTTTCCACCGGAAATACAACCAGGAAGGCGCTAGTTTTGGATATATCATTCTATGTTCACCCACAAATAGGGTGGTAAAGCGGAATGACGTAAATAAAATTATTGATGCACCAATAGAAATCCCAGACTGGTGTCCGCTAGATGACTATCAGGGGGATAATAAAACCTATGAAATTTTAGATACAGAACAAAACGAACAAACCATGAAAAAAGAATTTACAGAGGACCAGCTTGTATATATACGAGACATTTTCGCTCATGAATGTGACAGATATATTGATTCAGGCGAAAGGGATATGGCGCATGAAGCACTGGATATTGTAAACGTAGTACAGTCAAAATACGAGTGTGAAGAATACGCCGATCTGGAATCCTTTATGCTGGATGAAAGCGGGACTTATGGCTACATAGAAAAACGTGAATTGGAAGAAAGTGAAGAAGAATCTGTCAGACTGATGATTCAATTTGCCAAATCTTCGGAACAGAACCCATCTGAGGAACTGAAAGAAACGGTAAATGAATATTTGGGTTTAATCCATGCAAATAGAGGAAAAACAAAGCTGGATGTAGTAATGAATAGAAAAGTAAAGATAAACAGACTCATTGTTCTTTGCATAAATTCATGCGAGGAAAGCGAATTGATAAGACTTGATGACATAGCAGACTTGCTGGCCGAAAACATTTAAAACGAAAAAACCATGGAAGAAAGAAAAATAAACTTTAAAAAGAACGATGATAATACTCAAGTTCTTGATCCGGACGGAATGCTTTACGAAAAGCTGACAGAGAAACAGAAGAAAATAAACGAAAAAATCTCTTTATTGCTTTACATGCTAAAAGAAGGGAGCCTGAAAGAGGGTACAAAAGAAGCATTGCTTGAATTGTTTCATAAGAATGCAATAGACATCCTGAACGAACTTGGATATGAAGACAGCCTGAATAAAAAGTACAATGAATACATCCAGGAGATACGCTCACTCAACCATGAGAACCGGGAACTAAGAAAACAGCTTGGCATGAAGGTATCAAACGAGGATGCAAAAGAACGGTTGAAACTTATCACTGAATCCTTCTATGAATGGTGGCACAATGAAGGAACCGGAAATATAGAAAGCATTACATTCAACGAATACGGAATGACTGTCACTCTGAGAGGATATATCTATCCTTCCGGCCGTGAAAGGGAAATAAAAAATCAGGTGGAGATGTTGAAGCAAAAAGGATTCGATGTATCGTCTGTTGCAAACTTCGGGCATCACCTTACTGCCTCTGAGAAAAACTTCAATATGCTGAAAGAACTTTTCAAAAGCGCTTTCCCGCATTCGGATATTGACGAAATAAATACAGCTACCTATCTGGGAGGTGAAAGCAGAGAAGAATATGTGTACGTTATTACAAAGATTATAGTTTATTTCGATAACCTTGACGACATTAAAATCACAGAGCCATGACCGAACTGAATACTGAAAACGTGGACCTAATTTTCGCCGACTGCATGTTTCGCAGCCACGAAGAATACGAAGAATGTAAGAAAGAAGGACTTCATTTTTTTGTGCGTTCTATTCAGAATACCAACGTAAATGTAGGATTCCATACGGAACGTATCGAAAAGCACCGGCAGGAAATCAGAGAAATGTTGTTGCAATTACCTGACGGATTCTTTAAAGATAAAGGTGGCGGAGCTTCTTTCCTGCAAGCTGCTTGCGCAAAAGATGGAGAATTATGGACAGGATTCCATACAGAAGTAGAAAAGCTTTGCCTGCTTGGACTCGCTTCGAAACAGATGCGGATGCTTACACCAGACGCGGAGATATGGCCAATGCTACCAGGCGGAATGCCCTATCTGCGTGTGGAAATAGAACAGTAATTTTATACATTCATTTATACATAAAAATACAAACAGATTATGAAAGATAAAATCTTAAAAGCAATCAACTTTATTTTCCCTATTTTCGTATGTGCTCAAATAGCCTTTTCTGTTTTTTCATATTTTAACGGGACTGAAACAAGGGACTTGTTGTACAATTTTTTCATCTCTATTATATTGATGCTTTCTTTCATCATTGCACAGATAGCCAAGACATGCACCCAGTTCCTGATGATAAAGCGGATTGAACACAGATTGATTATCAATCTTTTAAACGCCATTCAAGGGAACACAAGCCATGAAAAACAGCCGGAAAATAAAGATTCAAAAATCAAAGATGAAGAAAAATCGTAGTTACGCGAGTTCAGTGGCGTAGTATCGCCACCAAAAAATCTATTAAGCGCGACTGAAGTGGCGTAGTATCGCCACTGAAAAATCCATTAATAAACACTTGAGCCAAAATCAACAAAAATCCCGACAAATCAGACGTTTTGCCGGGATTTTTTCTGTGAATAAAACCAAAAAAAGAAGAAGAAAAATGTATGTTATAGCGTGGATTCTGTCTCTTCTGTGCCGGTTGCACTACGGTCGAGCGTGGTAAATGTCTGCTGACGGATGACTATTTCTCCGTGCTTGTCCCATTTATTGAATGTATAGATATTCTTCAGGAACCGCAGATAAATGCGCTGCCGGGTAGAAAGCTGGTTTTGCTTGAGCAACTGCAATTCGCGCATGTAGGTACCTCCGGTGCTTCCGCTATTTCCGGGTGTGCTTCCAATCAAAGAAGGGTGAACCCCTATGGCAAAGAACACCACGCTTGAGATTTCGGACAACTCCTCTTTTAAATCCCTGGAATTTGTCAGCTGTGGCACATCCACAATTTCCACCGCATGCTGCATCGTCTTTCCGTCAGGGCCTACAAACGAGTCCAGACAGATAGTTTTCCCGTTGTTCTCGCGGCGTTGAAGGAACTCATTCACCTTCTTATAGATACTGTCACGTACAGCTTGTTTCGCTTCAGTAGTATCCGCTCCCATTTCATCGAACATCGCACGAAGGTATTCGTTGTTGATGAAAATCATTTTCCCCCACATGGTCGCATTCTGGCGGGCCATGGCCTTGTCGGTAATCAATGTCGTGGCGTAATCGTAGGTCATCGACGGGAAGATACTCCACCAGGCGGGCTGCGGATAGTAAGGTTTCAGCATCGAAGGGTAATAGCTTGGGCAGCAGAACCAGGTGGTACGTTTCTTCGGAGGACGGTTCTTACTCTTTTCCACCTGACGGCGAAGCTCCGTAAGCATATTTTCCGGCATCAGTGTGGGATAGGCCACTACATCCTTTCTTTCCAGCTTTGGCGTGGCATCCTTTCGCCACTTCTCCGCATAATACACGTAGTTGATGCGCATCCGTTCGTCCATTTCCTCCATGCGGCAGCACACCGCCGGAATGTTTCCTAACTTGACGATTTTCGGGTCCCACTCTTCATCCTTCCGTCCGATGCTGAGACCGATGGTCGGGAAATAAATGTCCATGTGCGCGTCGTCTGTCATGCACTTCAGGTAGTGAAGTTCCAGATTGTTATTTTCACAGAACTTGTCCCATTCCTTGTCAGTCTCTTCCCAGGTGCGATAGTCTTCACGAAGCTGTTTTAGCTCGTATTCCGGTGTTCCAACCTGTGCGGTATCTTTCTTCTCCTCTCCGGAGACGGCCTGCGACCAGGTGATTGTGCCTCCCCCACCCTGCTCTTCGCCGCTTTCTGCTTTCTGCTGGTCAATCTGTGCCTGAATCTCCATGATGCGGTTACGAATCAGCAGTCCGGCATCCTTGAAGGGAATCAGCTCAGTCTTTACCGTACCGTTTACATAGCGTGACCAGCGGTACATAAGCTGCGGCCCTAGCCCTACCGTCAGGTCAATAATATATTTGATGGCGGTTGCCGTGTACGGCAGACTGCCTACCAGCTTGTATATGGTATTCGGCAGCATGTTGCCAGGTCCCCATGGAATGTAACCCAGACCGGGTGTCCCGGCATTGCTGACCGGCACCGGGTTTGACTGCCGGCTGTCGAAAATATCAAACGTGCCCTGAATGGGCAGCCCGCCGATAGCCCCTCCCCCTTTCATCATTTCCGAGGAAGATACAGACGGGATTTCCGACACGCGGGCCATGCCGATATACTGGTATCCACGGTCTACGAGTGAAGTCACTTTTCCTCTGAACTCCTTTATCCCCGGGTTGGACTTCTTACGGTTTGTGTTTTTTGTGTTTGTCGCCATATAACTACTTAACCAATATCTTTGTGTCGTTAATCTGCAGAATAAGTACGTCGTACACGTAACGGAAATCTCCGTTTGGCATTACCAGTTTACGGTATCCCTTTTCGCGGTTATACGAAACGGCACGCTGCACGTTGTAACATTCGCTTATCGTTCCGTCCTTGCACACAAAACGTATGTCGAACGGCTTGTTTTTTCCGTCCGGAGTGCGGGCGTTCATCAGCTTGTACGCCTCCGTCCAGAGCAGACGTTTGGTCGGTTTCTTCATCTTGCGTTTGTTTTTATACAAAGATAAACAAGGTTAATCTGGTAATGAAGGACAAAAAAACGCACCTCCCTTCACAGGGAAATGCGGTAAACATAACACTGATAATGATTATATCAAACAACATTACTTTTTGCGATTATCCTTCCATCTTCCTTCACAGGAAAATAGGACTTTGTGTAAGTTTAATTCTGTCAAAATAATGAATAAAGTGCACACCACCGTGTGCAATAACATGGTTACTATTTTTCTCATGATGATGCAAATATATCCTATTTTCTCTGAATATCAAAAAGAAAAAGGATGAAGAACCACTGTTCCCCATCCAGGTGTAATAAAACAAAGAACATTTTCATGCTCAATTCTTTGCAAATATAATGTTTTTACCGCACATAAGCAAACTTTGAAACTAATTGATTATCTGATTTATAATAAATACTTTTATTCAAACATGCTTTTATTCTTTTATATAAAAATACTTTTACTCTTTTATTATTTCATGCTTTTATATTTTCATTCATTTGTATTAAAACATTATTATTCTTTTACATGTCTGCATATTTGAATGTAGATACTTTTATTCTTTCATACTTTTATACTTTTTATATTTTTATATTTTTATGCTTTTACTCATTTATTCTTTTATATGTTCATACTTCTATGATTTTATACTAAAATATCTTTCTCTCATCAATTTTGTATTTTCACATAAAAGTATGTTTATATAAAAATACTTTTATGTTTTTATTTTTCTATTCTTTTATTCGTTTATACTATTATTATTTTATGTATCCACACAAAAATGCTTTTATATTTTTATTCAAAAATATTTTTATGCGTTTGCACATTTGAATATTTACATTTTTGCATAAAAATATTTCTGTATTTATGGCGGAAATGAAAAAAAACGACTATCTTTGCAGTGTAATAAAACAAAAACATTTGATATGGCAATTACAATTTCTTCATTCAACTGTAAGGGTGGAGTAGGGAAGACCACTACCACCGTCAATCTGGCAAAAGCCTTACATTCTCTTGGTAAACGTGTGCTGGTAATAGATGCCGACGCACAGGGTAACGCATCTAAAATGATGGGATTCCGTCTGGCCACGGAAAAGGATGGTAAAACCCTTTACGATGCGATGACAGGAAACGCAGACATCATGGAATGCGTGCTATGCGAAAACGAAAACGAAGAAAGCTTCGACTTCATCCCCTCACGCCCAAACCTTTATAAGTGCGAGCAGGAACTGGTGAGCCGAACAGGACGTGAATTTATTCTTCGCTTGATGCTGGATAAGCTGAAAGACCACTATGATTTTATCCTGATTGACTGTCCACCAAATTTCGGAGTAGTTTCTGTAAATGCGATGGTAGCTTCTGACTACCTGCTGATTCCTATCAACTGCGAAGTATTTGCCCTGGATGGGATGGGCCTGATTACCGCAAAATACGAAGAAATCAAAAATATGGTCAATCCCAAACTTGAAATCCTGGGTTATATCATGTCACGCTACGACAAACGTCTGTCGCTTCACCGTCAGGCATACGAACAGATGAATCAGAATTTCCCTGGGAAGGTGTTCAATACCACCATCCGCACGAACATTCAGCTGGCCGAATCGCCTGCGCAGCGCATGAACGTGTTCGATTTTGCGCCCAACTGCACGGGAGCTGCCGACTACATGGAGCTGGCAAAAGAGATTCTATCACGATTAGATAACCAGTAAAACCCACGATTATGGCTAAACAACGATTCAACCTGAATGAAACAATGCTTGATGCGCGGCAGGGCATTGAGGAAGCACGCGCCAACACGGAGAAGGCAGGGGAGGAGAGTGCTGCGACTCAGGAAAAGGCAGAAGAAAATACGGAAGAATCTCCTGCTACCTTCACTGCTGAAAACTCATGTGTTGAAGCAAATAACCAGGAAGAGGAAAACATCCGTCCGGAACAAGAAGCTGCGCCCGATAAAGAATCCGTGAAAAGCGAATCACCCGCAGTAGAACGGAAAATAAACGGCATACGAAAAAGAATTAGAAAAGATGAAAAAGAGGGACGCATCATGCGGAATGTCTATCTGGACGAAGACATGCTGGAGAAGCTGGAAGACATTAAGAAAAGCATGAACAAAGGCCGTAACAAGGAAAAGAAAGATACCTTGGTGTTTGTCATCGACCTGCTGAATGTATCCGCGCAGGAGTTCATTGACAAATACTACAAAGACATCGTGGGGAAATAATTCCGCACAATTCATACACCGAAAGGGCAGGGGAGCAAAAGCTTCTCTGCCCTTCGCTTTTTGAATGATGTCACATTTCTATCTCGATGGCCGGATTCCATTCGTCCGGATCAGAAAAAGTGATTCCTGTATTTCCACTGAACAGACGGCAGATTGCGTTTGTGCACCGGTTCCTCAGAAGCGGAACGCCGGAAGCCTGTGCACCGTAAAGCATTTTCCCGTCGGCTCCCAAAGCCTCTATTTTCAGCGCCACGTCAAATTCTTCCGACTCTGTAGGAGTGAAGGAAAACACGGAGAAATAAAGCCCGCTACGGCCCGCATACTCGTCGCCTATCTCCCAGGTAATCGTATAGTCGGATGCGGAATCCGCGTCACCGTTACCGGTAGTCACATCCAGCGTGCGAAAATGACCGCCTACCGTCATCCGTACCGATTTCACCGAGGCTGGAAACGCATCTTTCACGGTAATCATGGCACGGCTTACTACGCGCTTCATTTGCAGTTCCTGACTCGAAGCCATATTCTCGTCCACTTGAAGAGAAAAATCCTCCCAGAAAGTCTCAGTTACTTTCTCAGGATTATATTTCATGCCTTCCATACTTCCTCCGGTACTGCTGTGAGCCAGGAAGTACACATGATGCGCTCCATACTTCATGTTCATGGTAAGGGGAGAAGGAAGCGAAACGGTGTCCGCCTGCATCTGCTCTCCGTCCATGTAATCCCAATAGGAGAGGGTAGTGGCCAGCTCGGCCAGCGTGCCGGCACGTGAATTATTCCACTGGTTGATGTCTCCCTGTCCGATTTCCATAAACACCGGAAGGAAAGACACCCTGCACGTTTTCTCACTCGTCTGCTCCATATCCGTCGGACGGACGATGTTTTCCTTGCTGCAAGCCGCCATAATCAGGATGGCAGCCATGCAAATGCTTTTCGAAAAATTCATGTTGTTTAGTTTTAAGTTTATACCATAATTAACGCACGTACGGAGTTTCGTTCCCGGTTTTGATGGATTTTTATTGTAAAGTTCGGAAAGTTTGCACCTTTATATAGTTCGGAATCTTTGCACCTTTACACGAAATAATTTCCCTTACTGACGGAATCTTTTCACCTATTGACGGAATCATTGCACCTACATGCTTTTAAAAACCTAATAATCAATGATTTTCAGAATCTATATAATTATCTATATGTTATAATATAAAGAAACGATAGTTTCTTAAATAAGGGATAAAAGAAAAATATATCGGTCTGCTTTCATTAATGATATTATGATATAAGATATATAGTAAAGCGTAATTTGCTATAAAACAAATAGTTATACTAATAAAGGTGCAAACTTTCCGTTTTTAGGGGTAAACTTTCCGTCAATATGTACTAAGTTTCCGTGTGTATGGGTAAAGATTCCGTCATATAGGGAAAAATTTCCGAACATATATAGATTAAAGGTGCAAACTTTCCGAACTATTTTTATTCAATATTTTCCGTTTTTGGAAAATATTGTCGTTTTATTTTCCGTTTTTGGAAAATATATCTATATTTGTGCCAAATAACGAACCAATGAAGATTTATTTAGAAGAAAGATTAAAAGAGTCAGGTATAAGCAAGGATGAACTGGCAAAGAGACTGGGTATTTCCAATTCAAGTCTGACAAAGAAATTAAACGGTCCGTCACGTACTAACCTGCAATTTCTGGAAAGTGTGGCCGATGCGTTGGGGATATCTGTTTTCTCTCTTATTGATGATGAAAAATACGTGAAGGTAGGTACATTCCAGTTCGATGGGAATACTTACGAAATACGAAAAATGAACTGATAGCCTATGCGACGGAAGAAAAGCACCACCGAATCAAGCAACTCACTGATTAAAGAACTTAGCTCAGTAGAGTTTATTAAACAACCCTATCTGTATGCCATGGTAGGGGCAGATTTTTCACTCTACCAACGGAGTATTATGATAGAAATCATGAAGTCCATGCAAGACCGCTTCAATGAATTTCTGAAAAACAGACGTGCAGACGGACAAATGTCACTTTTCCCTGATGATCTGGACGATAATCAGATTCTCACATTCCGAATCAGCGCTTCCTCTCTTGGAGTAAGTCCTCGTGACTATATGTATCTTAGTGAGGCATGCGATAATCTTATGAAGATGAACTGTTCTTTTTACAGATATGATGAAGTGGGAAGACCTATTCGTACATACGCGCATCTGTTTTCTACGATTGAAATGCCTATGATTCCGGTTTCAGGCTCGAAAGAAAAAGAAAGGAGGATGAACTACGTGGAAGCGCGTATGGATGCAAAGGTATTGAAAGAACTGTGCGATTTAGGTAACGGGAAAGGTTATCTTGACCACATTTACCGAATAGCCCGTATCTGCAAACGCAAACGTACACCAAGCATTTATATTTATCTTTCCAGATGGAAAGACTTCCCAAAGAAATCGGTAGAATATGTGGAGCTCAAGAAATTCCTGGGAGTGATAACATTGGAAAATGTGGAGGTGAACGGGGTAGTTACTAAGACTTACGAAAAAGACCGATACCCGAAATTCAGTAAATTTTGTAAGGAAGTGATGGACCCGATACGTGAAGACCTCGACCGTATGGCCAGCGAAAATCAGGTGGACTTTACTTTTGATTATGAGCCTGTATATAAGGGTGCAACGAAGAGAGGAAACCCTGACGAGATATTATTTAAAATCAAGCTGAGTGAACTTGGGGAGGAAATGTCGCGTAAACGAAGACAGCAAAAACTTCCCGCCGATATTTGGGACTTGCTTCGCTCTGAATATAAACTGACGGAAACAGATGTGCGTATGCTGACCGATATGCTTCCTGACGAACTGATGAACGATTTCCGGTCCGAAGTGCTGGCACTTCGTGACCGAATGAACCGGTATAAGGTAAACAATCCGAAAAGTTATGTGGCGACTTCACTCAAGAATTTTATTATCCAGCACACTCCGGAGGAAAAAGAAACAAAAGAAGATAATAGGGTAGAGGAGAAGAAAACCGTCAATCATAAAACAATAAGCGAGGAAGATAAAAGCCGATGGATGGCATTTATGGAACTTCTTCAAGGTTCTGTAAGTCCGGTTGAGTTCAGCACTTGGCTTTCATCGCTGGAATTTGTATCTCTCAAAGGGGATGAAGTTGCACTATCCGTTCCTGCTGCATACGTGGCTACTTATATAGACGAAAAATTGAGTTCCCCATTTAGACAAGCGCTTAATGCGGTGTATGGTGAGAATGTGAAACTACTTTATGAAGTAAGAGAATAAATCCTGAAAGATATGGCAAAAAGAGAAATACCTCTGTTCATCTTTGACAAGAACCGGGACCACGGGATAGGGGAGTGCGACTTCGTTTATTGCACGGACATAGACAACGGTTTCATCGCGAAGATTGACTATACGGATGAACCGGAAAGCGTAAGCGAATGGGCGCGAATCGGTAAACCCAACAACGGAATCAGTCTGAGGATTGAAATAAAACGAATCATCGGAATGAATCCCAACACTGGAACCATCCGCACACTGATGAAGAAAGCGGAAAGCCTGTACACGGGAAGTTCGCAGGTGAGGGTAGGGGACAGGCCGACGGATAAAGAAATGGTGGATTTCCTCGACATCCTGATGGCCGGGAACAAGCACTATCTAAACGAGGCCGGGAGCAATACTTCGGAAAGAAACACGATATTATCCAGCCTGAAAATGCTGGACTCTATCAAACAACGGATTTTGGAAATAAAAGAAAGCTGAAATGAAAATAGAAAATCCCGGAACTTGAATTATGCTCCGGGATTTTTTGTTATTCCACATAGTCCTGCGGGTCGATGCAGAGATTTACCTGCTGTACATCGGTCAGTTCGAGAAAAACCGCATACCAGTTGTTCAGGAACGGGCCGTAAGTGGAATAGTGAAGCTCTTCTGTTTCCAGATTGATATTCCGGAAAATCTTTCGTTTCTCCTGCTGCTCGCGGAGCCAGGCCAGGAACTTCTGCATGTGCATCTTTGCTTCCTGAATAGCTTCGTAGGACTGCTGCTTGTCGGTCGGCTTCATATTATCCGTTTTAACGAGGAAATAAACCACGTGTACAGGTTTATCCAGACCGCCTCTGATCGTCCCGTCCTGGGCAAATTCGTAGCCCACACAAGGCGATTTTACGTCGGGCAGCTTGCTCATGAACGAGGGAATAGCTACAATGTTGTCGAAAAGGAAAAACCGTTTGTTCTTTCCGGTTTCTCCGGGCGTATGAAGCATGGGCTTGTACTTTGTGGCCCATTCTTCGATGATTTCTTTTAATTCTGTCATGGGGTTCTTTTTAGTTTGATTAATGTAAATCTCTTTATACCAGGTGCCACATCTTCAAAAAACATGGAGTAGGGGCGTGCGTACACTTTGTTGTCTTTTAGTGACCTGTAGACAACCAGCTTTTCCTTTGTTTCGGAATGCGTGGCTATATACAAAAGCTTGTATATTCCGCCTTTAAAATGCTTGTAAAGTTTACCCATATCATTTCATCCGGAATTTATAATCACTTCGTTTAAACTCGTCCTGGAAAGAGACCAGTACGCCGTTTTCGATGAAGTCCTGATAATAGGAAGACACGAGCACTTCCAGTCGCTTTAGTTGATGACGAACCTCCATGGCAATGATAGGTCGTGACTGGCGGTCGCCTTCTTCTTTCCATTTTTTATACAATTTCTTGTAATGGGCAAATTCGTCTCTATCCACATCTTCAATGGGCTGTCCCGCACCGACACCCATATCCACGAAATACAGGTAATAGTTGAAGAAGAAGGAAATCTTCTTTGTGTCACCTCCGGCCCCATTGAACACTTTGGCATACATGCGACGGTAAGATTGTCCGGTACTCCGTTTGGCTGCAGGCGTATTGCGGTATCCGATGTACGGACCGGGGAATCCCCCCGGCCATACATGCTGTGTTTCGAAGTTGGTCTGAAGCTTCCGGATCATGTTGTTGGCCCAGTGCGTCAGATCCAGGAACTCATCCTTTACCGCCTGACTGATGGTTTTCTGTTCTGACATGGCTTATACGTAGTTTAATGGATTTTCAAAAATATCTTTTATCATTTCCTGTTTGCATCCTTTGAACCATTTGAAAGGTTCTTTGCAGTAACTGATACCGATGGTTCCGGTTGTAGCATAAAACGAGATTAGAAGAGGAAGCACAGGGTCACGGTAATTTGACGAAAGGTTCTCCGGATTGTTTGACTCTTTATAGAATCCACATTCCAGTGCAATTTCATCCACCTTATCTTTCAATACTTTGGCGTAACCGTTTTTATTTGATTGCTTTTTCATACATTTATACTTTTATGTTTTTATGTAAAAGTAGTTTTCTAAATTACTTCCTTTTCTTTTAGTCTTTTGTTCACTTCTTCATACACAGAGTAAAACATATATTTTTTACCTCCGCACCTGGTACCCCTTCTTAAAGAAGCAAATAACGCTGACAGTCCAACTCCGTTCTTTCTCGCACATTCAGCTACCGAATAATACACTTCTCCTGTTTCTAGTGCAATTACTTTTTTGCAGATTCCAGGAGGTGATTTGCGGTGTGGTCCAAAATTACTATCAGGGTTGTTTATAAGCCTTAAACAGTTTTCTCTCGAAAGCTGTCTTCGTCTTTCCTGACGTTCTTTTGACCATTTATGGAAACCATTGTTTAATTTATGTCCCTTACGGAAATGGCCTGTTCCTATTTCATGGTTAGGATCAGGAGTAAACTTCAGTTCATCCATTCTCTGCTCCTCATATATTTTCCTGAAGTCTTCTTCATAATACCATCTGAATCCTTTGCATGCAGTTCCTTTCCGACAACTGGAACTAATGGAATGCCGACTTACACCGGATTTTATTGCTGCATCTCTGATAAAGTCAAAATATCCGGCAACTGTACCGTCAGGATTTACCGCAACTACCGGGTGATTGCTTCCTATTTTATATTGACTGTTCGATGGCATATTTTTGTCAAATTAAACATAATTATTATTATATCAAACATAATTCAAAGGATTCGCAAACACATCTTTTATCTTTTCCTCCTTTAATTCTTTATGCCATTTGAAAGGTTGCTTACAGTAACTTATCCCGATGGTACATGTCGTAGCATAGAATGTGATTAGCAACGGAAGCACCGGGTCACGATAATTAGACGAAATATTTGCTGCATTGCTCGACTCTTTATAGAAACCGTATTCCAGCGCAATCTTATCTATCTTCATCTTCAACGCTTGTGCATTTTCTTTTTTATCTGATTTCTTTTTCATACTTTCATGATTTTATTCTTTCAAAAAAGAGATAATTGAGCATCCTCACACGATTTATCAACGAACATTTTCTTGAAGATGTAATAAAGAACATCAACCACAATGCTATTGCCAGCCATCTTATATTGTTGTGTCTTGCTTATACCGGCAGACTGGATTTTGTCTATGTCGGATTCAGATACTCCCATCAGACGGAAACATTCGCGTGGGGTAAGTTTGCGGATGCGGTAGTTCTGTACTACTCCGGCGTCGCTTTTTGTAGCCTTAAGAGTTCTGCTAATTCCATCTAATGCTCCATGGAAAAAATCTTGGGAAGTGCTCAAGTATAAACCATCACCTTCGTTCAGCTTCTTTCCTTTATATTCTATCTGTGCATCCGATTCCCATACCGTATGAGGACTCTTATAATCTGTAGCGCGTAAAGTCGGACATATAGGTGATATGCTTTTAGCTCCTTTAAATTCAAGTTTACTGCTATTGGGATTTACACTTATGCCGATAATTTCTTTTTTTGTTTCTTTACATACATCATTAAGTCTTTCTTCCTCGCTCTCTTCCACTTTATATAAGTAGCTATTCCCACCTGCATTTCCTATAGCTTGAGCCATTAAACACATGGCTATTCCATTAGAATCGTATATTCTATTACCTTGCCTCCATTGTTTACCGAAACTTACTTCTCCTATTCCACCTATCAATCTTGGCTCTGCCAGTAGATTATCCTTCTGAACGGTAGTAATCGTATTGCTCACACCATCTGTTCTTGGTTCAAGTCGCGTCATGTTGTGACGGCTCTCTTGAATATTCCCAGCTTCGTAATCCTTGCGCATAGCTTTGCCGTATTCTGTTCTTTTGGGTGTAAGGACATTTGGTTCGGTTATCCCTTCAAACAGACATGGAGGTTCTCCGCCCGCTGTCAACGTAGGAGAAACGTTGCCGTTATCTTGTACCCTACCTCTTCTCGTTAAGCTTTCAGGATAAGAAGCATCAAACACTCCTCCTGGCGGAATTTCTATATATCCTTTTTTTGTTGCTTGTTTTATAATTAGTGCTTGATTTATAGGTTCTGAAATAAAACTTAAACAAGAAGAATCCACAGTCGTCTTAATTGTTCCACATATATCAGATACTTTTTGATTATAAGCATCAAGAAATTGAACTTCATGACCACTTATCTTTCCACTATCAACCAATGATTGAACTCTTTTATTCCCATATTTTCTTTCTTGATTGCAACACTCAAATATCATAGGCTGCCTATTACCTCCACCATTAGTCATAATTGTAGGTGAAATTCCATCTTTATCATATACATTTCCGGCAAATCCACGACCCTTTTTATCACCATAGATATTTCCTATATGAAAAGTAATAGGTTCTTTTATAAAATTATCACACGGTCTGTCATTCGGATGTGCCGTGATGCTTGATGCTATCACATCACCCGTTTTAGGAGCAAACTTAAACCCGTTTCCTTTAGCCTTGTTCTTCTCGTTTCTTGCAAGAAGTGTATTTACAACCTTTTCACTCAGGTAAAAACTTTCATCTACATCTTTTTCAAGAACATCTCTCAATCTTTTTTCAAGGGTAAAAGGCTTTGGAAAATGAAAAGAAACCTCTCCCAATATCGAAACCATAAAGACACGTTCCCTGTTTTGCGGTACTCCAAAGTCCTTTGCGTTGAGTACTTTCGTATAATTGCTGTAGCCCTGCCCTTCAAGAAATATGATCCATTCTTTCAGGTACGGGGTAAACTTCTTCGATACGAGGTTCTTCACGTTCTCCATGAGAAGATATTTCGGACGCTTTGCCTCTATTGCCTTGCGGCATTCCCATAGCAGACTGCTTCGTGTTCCGCTACCCTCTGCAAGTCCTTTCTGCTGTCCGGCTGTACTTATGTCGGTACAAGGGAATGAGTATGTCAGAAAATCAAAATAAGGAACACTGCTCCAGTCTATCTTTGATATGTCACCATAATTGGCAGTGTCTCCATGTACGGCCATATATGCCTGAATGGCGTACTTGTCAATTTCACTTATTCCAACAACCTCAAAGTCTATTCCCAGTCTGCGTAAAGCCATAGACTGTGAACCATATCCTGCAAATGCTTCAAAGACTCGTATTTTATTCTTCATCCTTATTGTGTTTGGTTATTTGTATAACTTAAAATGTGAGTGTGTACCCTTCGGACGCACATTCCGGTTAAACTTTGTCTGGTACTTCTTACCGTTCTTCCGGGGTACGTAACGGTTATGGCCGACAATACTGAAATAGAACGGCACATGGCGTGAGGTGTGGCGGTTTCGGTTGGCTATCTCATGCTGGCTCTCAATCCTATCCCAATTGCTTCCGTTTACATTGCAGGGACTTTGTACTAGAATGAGTTGTCTGAGATGTTCCACAGCATCTGAGCTCAAAGTCATTTCTCCGCAATTATCCATTCCACGAGAGTAACTTGTTGGGGATTCTTCCACAATATTTTTGAGAGGATACATTCTTATTACAGCTTCAGAAGCTGTAAATGCTGCATCTCGCAAAAGCTTTGCAGACTTCCTAAACTCGTTTATTGCATCAACAAATCTCTCGTAAAATATTTGCTTATTGATAAGCTCTATAATAGCTTCCTTTATTTTTTCTTCCGGAAGTTTACTGGAAATAGAAATAGTATGAATTGCTTTCAAAACCTCGGCTTCATCAAGTTCTGGATGTTTCTCTTCCTTATAGGTGAGCATACCTTCCTTATACTTTCCTCCTAATCTTTCACGAAGTTTGTCAAATAATGCTTTATCACTATTCCACATAGGCTCCGATTTTAAGCGATTTCTCCATTTCATCCTGAAGCTTATCAAGTAGGCCACATTCTCCATGGCAGAAGAAACGGAACTCCTTCTGCTGTTTTTCGCAGAAGAATTTCACATGATCTATCTCTTTGTGGTACGGGCAAAGCTGGCGGAATTTCTGCAATGCCACGTCTACAGCACTCATGACTCCCATTTTGTAGCCTTTCCGGTAGGGTTTATAAAGGTCATTTACTTCACGACGGGCCTGTACGCATTCTGTCTTTGCCTTTACCATGTGGTGATAGAATTTGTCGGCCAGTCCCAGACCTTCTTCTCTGATTTTTCCTTTGTGAAGTCTTGGAGCTTTCTTGATAACTTCCGGACGCGAGCGGTGCATGTAAATCAGACCGGCAAACGAGGGAACTTCGTCGGGCGAAATCATTCCTTCCGGCACGGCATAGTAGAAATAATGCGGTTTGTTCCATGTACCTTCGTCTGCGATATAATTGAACTTGTTCGATTTGTGCTTCTGGTCGTTGTGGAAGTCAGCACGCGAAATCTTGATTTCAATCTCGTACCAGTAACCGGAGTTCGTGAGGACCAGCACATCGCTCTCCCACCCGAACACGTACATGTTGCGAAGAAAGAACCTCGGAGAACTCATGAAGCAGCGAAGCCCGTCCTGTATGCTTGTTTCCGTATATTCAAATCTTTCCAGTCTTCCCATAAACTATTCTGCTATTCTGCTTTTCAACCGCTTGATGGTAAGGTTTCTCACCTTGATAGTCCCTTCCTGCTCGCGGACCTTCTTCTTGAGCGATGTTACCTGGCGTTGCAGCTTCTCCACCGTGGGCGTATTGTTGCGCTCATAGTTCAGCTCTGCCTGAAGCTTTGCTACTTTCTTTTCCAGCTCCGCCGTGCGTGCCTGTTCGCGCCGGTAGTCCCGGCAGAGGTACTTAAAAAGTATCTCCACCGGAATGTCCAGATGGCTATTCCATGGTACCATTACTTTCCTCCTTTTTGATATACCAATCGAAGGCCTCCAGCGGTTTGTCTACCACAGAAATGTAGTCTCCATCACGTTTCAGCACGCCTTTGTTGATAAGCTGCTGAATGAGTTTCAGACCGCTTCCGTAACCGTAATGAATATTCAGCACGTTTATCGGGTCAGTATTGATACATTTCTTTCCGCCCTTTTCTGTGATTCCTAAGTTGTGGCATACACGAGCGGCCGCAGACAATTTCTCATAGTCATATTCCTCGAACTCAGGTTGCGCTTCGGCTTCTGCCTGATACGGATATACGTCCATGATGGCGGTTTCGGCTACGGAAGCTATCACGTAATCGGCCATAGTACCTTTCATGCCTTCGTCCAGTTTCTTCACCGCATCGCGAAGGTCGGCAGCCTGTACCAGAATGTTGGTGGCTGTCTTCTTCTCCGCACCGCTTTTATCGTCGATGGTGATAAAGTACAGCTTGCATTTGTACCACTTGTCGGCAGCTTCCTCTTCGGACGGAAATATCTCGCTGTAGTTGGCCCGCTTGATGTCGGTCACGGTAAACTCTCCTGTAATAAATGGGGTTACTTCCTCAATGAGACGTGCTTCGGCTTCTGTAAAGCTGAGTGCGTCTACCAGATAGGGCTCTGTCACTTTCTTGTTCATCCCGTTTTCCGCTACCTTTTCGTAGCGGATTTTTCCTTCAAACCATGTGTGCATCATAATTTGTCCTCCATTATTTTTTCGCGTTGAGCAATCATGGCATCGGCCATTTCGTATGATAATTTAGCTATCATCTTCTCGTCAAATGCTGTATATGTCTTATGATTCAGACCAAAGAATCGTTTGATCCGGCTTTTTAATGTCAGATTGTTTGAAACTGTTTTCTCCATGAGCACCTTCATCGCTTCCATAGCGATGTGGTCTCTACTGATATTACTTACTGCCATAGTTGTTTTATTTAGAATATTGTTTTCTGATCCAAAGAATTGTCATCACGCAATAGTTGGCCAGGTCCAGATAAGTATCTTCCAGCTTTTCGTCCTTCACCTGTCCTTCACCATTATTTTTAATCAGGGAATTTATTCTCCGAATTTTGTCACCAATGCGGATTTTGGCTACCAGGAGTCCGTCTTCGTCCATTGACTTTTCAAAGGCGTTTCCATAGTCGGCATTCTTTTTGCGGTAAGTGTAAAGCTGTTCTTGACTGATTTCGGCCATAGAAAGCGTAACTTCCGCATAGTGTTGATATGCAGCACGGGCGATGCTTGTAATATGCAGTAAGCCTTCTATCCGGTCTGAATAGGTGATGTCATCCTTAAAACATGGCTTGAACAAATTTCCTATTCTGATATGATAAAGATTAGGATCTCCACCTGCCATTTTATCGTAAGATACCAGCTCGTGCAGCACCTCTTCAAACTTCGCAACCATTTCTTCCTCGGTTTCTTGCGCGGGTTTCTCCGGTTGTTTCTCTCCTTCGTCGTTATCAGAAGGTATATTTACCAGTTCAGGCAGTTCTTCCAAAAAATCTTCCGGAACGTCGGCTATGTTCCGACCCCACTGACCTACCTCATACCAGAATACAGGCTTACCGGACTTGTGGAGTTGACGTGTATTATGCACTTTGTAGATTGCAACCTGAGCGTCTGAAATACGTTCCAAATCATATTCTTCCAGATGATAAATGAGGGAATTATTTACCAATTTAAGCGCGTCGTAATCTTTCAGCTTTACTACCTGACCGACACTGAATTTTGATACTTTAATTTCTCCGTCCATATATTTTGCTATTTTAGTTCCTGATGGCTGTTTATTGCCTATTATTTTTCTGAAATCAAGCTGTGGAAGTCTTAAATGTTCCCTGACTTTCAATGTGTCAAAATCTTTGCTATTGAAATCCGTACATATTCCGACGTACATCTTTTCAAATTCACTCGGAAGAAACGGATGGCTTGCAAATACGCCTTCACCCGGTTCTTTAGATATGTTTTTGATATAGTTACATATCGCTTCTTTAGCTTTCGCAGCATTAATTTTTATCTTCTTTTTCTTCTTTCCCATCTTCTTCTGATTTATCGTTGTTATCGTTATATACTTTCTCCATTTCGCGGAAAAGGCGTTTATAAACCTCCGGGAGTGTGCCTTTCTCTTTTGTATCACGTAGGGAAGCAAACAGCACGTAACGGGGGTCTGCACCCAGCATCTTACCCACGTCCATTACAAGCGGACCGACGGCTTTCTCCGCATGAGGATAGGATGCCAGGTCGCCCATGGCCTCCAGTTCCAGCAGGCGGTCGGTACCGACCCCGGCCATAGATGCGAATTTCTCTCTCGTGTATCCACGCATCTCATACAGCGTGCGGACGCCTGCACCGAGGTTCAGCTCGTAGCGGCATCCGTCTTTTAGCGCGAGCTGACTCACTTTGACCGTTTTCAGCATACGAAGCGTGCGGGCCATCACATCGGCATCCGCACGCGCGATGTATTCCGTCATGGCTTTCTTCGTTCCGAACACGTTGTACAGATAGCGGAGAGTGAGCATGCTCAGCGTACCGTGATTTCGGTAGACTTCCTGACGAAGCTTTCTGAGAGTAATGGATTCGTTTGTTTCAGGTACTGTGCGTATATGGTCTTCCAGACAGAGGTGACGGAACTTGTCAATCACGCTTTCGCCTTCTGCCTTTGCATCGGGCAGCATTTCCATGACATCGTACACCTCATAGTCGTCCGATTCAGGAAGAGGAAGCGAAGCGATTTCCTTCAGCAGCATCCGCACGTTGTTCTTTGTGCCCATCCGGGCCATCAAGGTGCGGTAGTCCTGAAAGCGGAGTCCTTCGCCGGCCATCTTCATGCGCAGGCTGGCGATGACATATTCTATGAACTCTATCTGCAGCGAAACGATTCCGCTCTCCACCATTTTCAGAAGGTCATCCTTCACCAGCTCCATCTGGAACTGGGCGGTCAAGGTGCGTACATCCGTTCCCTCCTTATCAGGTATTTTAATGTTTCCCACCATTTCACGCAGCATATCTTTCACCGCAGCCATCATCTTTTCATTGTGCTGGCTTTTCTGCCGGTTCACCTTCCCTACTCCGTTGAGCAGTCCGTCCACCTTCCGGCACATGCAGTCGTAGAACTCGATTCCGGTGGTACACATCATGGCCACCATCTCCATGTTCGATACAAGGTCGCTCTGGCGCACGTTGCACTTGTCGAGCGCATTCTTTGTAGCAAAATAAATGAGGTTGATTTTTTCTCCGTAGGTTTTCCAGAAGATGTTCTGAAGCTTCTGTGTCAGTGTGCCGCCCCCCCTAATAAAACTTCCGGACAGCCCGGGGTGGATGGTTTCTGTAAAGGTACGAACCTGCATGGCATCGTGCGCATTGCATCGCTTCATAAGGTCACTAGACAGATTTACCAGTTCGTTGGCCCTTCGCTTCATGTTGTGACGCATCAGTCCGCGTTCCTTCAGGCAGGAAACCACTTCGTAGATGTATTTCTGAGTGATATTGGTCATCATGATTTCCACCATGAGCAGGTGGGCGTTCAGAATGTCTGCACTGGCCATGCGCTGCTGTGCAGTGTAGCGGTCAAACCGGTTTCGTGTGACGGGAATCATGGATTTCGGACGGCTTATAGAAGCCGCAAGCCCTGTTTCAGAGCTTTTCCCCTTCATGGGTGAAATGGTGGAGGGAGCCTGCAAGAAAGGATTGTTTCCCAGACTTCCTGCCGGGTTTGTAAATTCGTTCATATCGCTAAATGATTAATCTGTTCGTATTAGAAAGGAAGATCATCCTTTTCGTCAGTCATATTGAGCGTTCCCTGCGTAGGCTGCTGTGGGGCCGCTTGTGCTGGCTGAGATGGTGCAGGAGCAGAATCCGGTGCTGACTGACTCCCGAAATCGTCGGGCGAAGTAGGAAGCGGAGCAGACGATGATTCTGCCTTCCGTCCGAGCAGACGGAAATCGCGTGCCCATATTTCGGACACATAGCGTTTTTCTCCGGTTCCTTCTGCCTCGTAGCTTCGTGTGCGGAACTCCCCTTCCACATATACCTGCGAACCTTTGCGGGCCAGCTGGCTGATAATTTCGGCCAGATTGTCCCAGGCCACAATGGGAATCCATTCCGTATATTCCTTTGTCTCTCCATTTTCCTTGTTTTTCACTTTCCGGCTGCAGGCGATGGAGAAACTTGCTACCTTGTGTCCGCTTTCCAGCACTTTATAATCGGGGTCTTTCCCCAGATTACCGATGAATGTACATTTGTTTATCATATCGTTTCTTTTAATCTTTAAACTCTAATTTCTGTTGCATCACTTCGTCTGCATAAAATTCTTTGAATGACTTCTTGCTTATCCACCATTTCAGGGCCATATCAGGATCTTGCAAAAGCGGTTTGTCCTTCCATTTGTTTTCGATCAGCCATTCAATTGTTTTTCTCCAGTTTTTCCCAACATGCGGGAAATCTTTCATTTCTCGCACATTCTGTTTGTAGTTCGACATGGGACACATGATACATCCTATCCGTTTATACCCCTTGTCATACAACTCGCAATAGGGAATGTGCATTCGTTTCAAGTAGTCCCATACATCCTTTTCAGTCCAGTAAAGGATAGGAGAAACCAGAATTTTGTCTTTCCCTCCTACACATGTCACCATTTTTTCCTGATGCTCGCTCCACTGGTCAAATGTTCCGGAGAATTTACGGTCTCCCGTTTCAATTTCATTTCTTTTCTTCCGGTTCGTGCTCTCCGATTTGCGTATTCCAATCAGAGTGACTTTCCCAGCACCGGACATTTCCTTAAACTCTTCGCAGCACCATCTCACAAGCCGGGTCGGAAGACATCCTTTCTTCTTTGCCATTTCGTAGATGCTCATGCGTGGTTTTATCAGTTCCACATCGGGATAGTTCTTTTTTACGAAACGTATAACTTCAGGTGGGTCCACGCTTGTAAGGTTCATGTGAGCCTTGAATTTCACCCCCCCCTGTACGGCAAGATGATAGAGGGCCTGGGAGTCTTTCCCACCAGAAAACGCCAGATAAAATCCGTTTTCTGGGTCCATTCTCAATGCCATCTCTTCACTTTTGCGAAGAAGGTTAATGGAGTATTCTATTTTTTCATCTAGTGTCATTTCTTTTAAGATTTAGTCCCGCGCGGGGGAGTCGAACCCCTGAAATGTGAATTTGTCAAAACTTTTAAACTAAACATTATGGAAAACGTGCGCCGACGCACTTCACGCGGGAGCCATTTTATTCAACTTGGCTATTTAGAACTAATTACTTTTTCTTCACCAGGATTGTTCTGAAACCATATCTGAATACCCAGGAACTTCGCCACCCTGAACTCGATTCTTGCTCCACGGCTTGACTTCCAGTTCTGCTGCAGGTAGATGTGACCGCAACGGGAAAGCAGCAGAATGTCCCACACCATGTGCATCCAGTACGGGCGCGATGGTTTCAGTCCGAGAATGATAGGATTCACGGGAGTGAAACCCATCGCGGCAATCTCCTGGTCTGCATTCTCAAAGTTCTTGTATGCCTGCAGGTAGGAAAGACCGCCTATTTTACCGGAGTTATAGCATTTTATGTTTTTCTTTGCCATGTATTTCATGGTTTTACAAAGGGCTCCGCACGGATGCGGAACCCTGAATTTACAAATACCTTTTATCACCCAACATGTCATTGTATGACATGGCAAATGTAACAATTTTCAACCGAAATCGCATTAAAATTGTTGCTAAATTTCATAAAACCTCCGATTTTATATAGATTCTTGCTGATGTAACAGATGCAATGCGCTGAATAAGTGATAGATAAATGCCATCTTTGTCTTTTATGGTAAAAACGACGCTTCGTTCTACCCCTTTTTTGGCATTCCGGATAGATATTTCGGGCTCTTTTCCTGCTTCAATCCACTCCATGAGTGCAGCCGTTGTGTACGACTGTTCGAAGCATAGAACGTAGGTCCGATTGGCGAGTGTGAGTATAGAGTAAGGTTTACCAGTTCAGTAATGAAAAACGTCTGGAATGTTTGGGCTGTAGCATTTCCATTTTCCGCAGTCGTTCGTCGTCAATCACCACATTCGGAACATCGCACGAGTCGCAGTATGGTTTCATCACACGCACAATACCGAGCGCGACGGCCATTACCAGCAGGCGCTCGGCTGAATCGAGCGTGGCCCCTTCGTACCGGCTTCCGTGACCGCGTGCCAGAATCCATGGAGCGCCTTCCGGACGATTGCTGTAACGCATCACGCGAGGAAGACCCTTCACAGCCGAAAGCACAAACATATATTTTTCTTCCAGCCGGCTACGGCAAAAGGTATGCGCACCTTCCGTAAGTCCCGGAACGGTTACGGTTTCTCCGCAACGCTCGTTTGTGCGGTAGGTGGCATACTGGTATATGTGGTTTATTGTGTCGGTGGTGACGTTCATAATCCTATCTTACTACAAGATTATTCTTTTCAACCAGATGCACATAGTTTATCTGAGCCAGACAGTCGGCCATCGGAGTGTGTCTGTCCGCTACCTTCGGAGGGAGGAGACCTGCACTATCCAGAGCATCCATGTTGTAAAAACTATTCAAATTATTAAAATCTATTCTGTTTTTTGCATAAGTCACGCAACCCTGAAAGGACTGCTGTACCTTATCGGACGCAACAACCGCCCGCTACCGGTTATCTGACTGATACAATCAGAATCACCGACTACTTTTCTTAAAATGTTTACTGCTCCATTTACATCGGCATTGATGTATCTGCCTGTAGAAGAACGGAACAGTCCACGTTTTACTCTCTTTCCGATATACGACTCATGTTTCCCGATTTCTTCCTTTGCAAGCGCATCACACTTTGATGTATAGGATTCTTCATTTTCCACGAACCGTATTCCAGCCATTCTACATTTATATTTCAGATAGGAAGCCAGTCTCGCAAACGGAATCTGCACAAACTTCTGATTGTTGCGCTTTCCGATGTTTACCGACTGCTTCCAGCCGGTGTTGTAGCCTACAACTAAGTTTCCTATTCTGTTTTCTATAAGATGATTGACTATCATGCGGCTGTATTTATGAAATGCGTCCTCAAAGTATCTGTCACGCTTTTCATAAAGATTTTGCATTCGCTTTGTAGCTTTCTTTATTCCCTGCTTGTCCTTTATGCTTTTCAGCTTTGCAAGCTGACGGTTAAAGTTCCCGTTGTAAGACTTCAGGAACTTGCCGCTGTAAAGAAAGCTGCCTTTATCCGTTACCATCGTAGCCAGATTATCGATGCCTAAATCTATTGAAGCGTATTTGGACTTGTCTAAATCTGCATCTTTAACCTCTTGACGGTAAACTATTTCAACTTTCAGTTTCTTGCCGGAAGGAAGTATTCTTACCTGCTGAAAGTTCTGAATACGTTCCTTGTACTTATCCCATTGAGGAATAAGAATTTCCAAATCTTTTGCAAGTCGGATTTTCCCATTTTTTATAATTGCAGACTGATTCGGATAATACAGGTTGAACAGGCCGCTTCGCTTTCTGAAAGACGGTAGCTGCGGCATAGCCTTATATTTAGCAGGATTTGTTTTGAAATCCTTTATAGCCTTGCAGTATGCTTTTATGTTCTTGTCTAACACCTTTAGTATTTGTTGCGATACCTGAGCTTTCAGGAGCCTGTAATTTATCTCTCCCTCAAGGTTAGGCGTATTCTTCATCAGCTTATCCATATCGGCATACCACAGCCATTTGTTCTCATTCTTGAGAGTCTGACGGAACAGGTATAAAGCCTGATTGTAGAGGTTATTTGAAACCTTGCACAAGTTTACAAGATGTTCTGTTTGCGGTATGTAAAAGCTATAAATCAAGTTCATTTTTCAAGTCCTCCTTTATCAGTTCCATTTTCTTTTTCCGTCTTCTTGAATACATCTTCTTCGTTGTAGTCATATAGCAACCAGAAAAATATTAAACGGATTCATTCTTTCTTTTGTATATAGGTTTTTCACGAAGCACATCCAGCGCCATGTCGGCCTTTCGCACCATGGCCAGCGTTTCCGACGCATAGAGGTCGCCGGCAGCCATGCGTGCCAGAAGTATCTCGCGGTATTCCACACGCGAAACTACTTCACCAATTACCGGAGGCTTGCGGAAAAGATTCACCTGGTAGCTCATACTTTCTTCCGTTTTGATTCAAACTCCTGCTGGAGGATGGTTTCGTATTCCTCGCCCAGCGGATAGCGGCTGCACAGGTACGCCTTTCCGTTGTAGATAAACCACTGAGGAGTGTGCTGGCGGTTTATGGGAATGCCAAACGCTACCCGGAAATCGTCGGAGGTCACGTCCGGCAGGTCCATGATTTTACGTGCTATCTCCTGCCCTTTCTCGTTCTGCATATTCGGGATATATTCTCCCTTACCGATAAACTGGTAGGCAAAAAGGTTGGGAACTCTATGGAACTTCAGGCTGCCAATGCCTACTCCCGGGAACAGTCGTCCCGGACGGTCCGTCCGCGATTCAGCACCCAGACTGGCTGCCAGTTCGTTGGCCGCTTCCACCGCTCTATTCCCTTTCTCCATCAGTTCCTGAATGCAGCGTCCGCGATGCGTGTTCGATAGCGACACCTTGTAGTAATATCTTTTTTCTTCCATGCCGTTTTCAGATAAATTGTTTTACAAGACAAATGATTCCATACAGGCAGAATCCTACTACCAGAACCAGGCCAATCAGTATAAGGCATCCCTGCATGGCCATCTTCTTAAATTCATTCATAATCCACTCCTTTCTCCAGCGTCATGCCGGGAATGTAATACATTCCGCAGGTATTCAGTTTTTCGAGCGCCGTCTGTATGCTCTTCTGTGAATTGTTCACGTAGTTCACCAGATATGCTTTCTTCCCGTTGTACATAGCAGGAATGAATACCGGCATCACCTGGTTCCACGGCAGCACACCTCGCGGCACATTACGCAGCAGACAGTCGTCTGTGGGAATTTCCTCGGCATCCTTTGGCAGATGTTCAAGAAAAATGTGTGAGTCGCCTTCCTCGGCGAGCGTAGTAATAAGGGGATTTTGCAGTTTAGAAAACAGAGCTTTGTTAAGCTCTCTGCGTCGTTGGTTAGTGTAGATCTCGGTGGTCGCCGTATCATTAAAAAAATTGTTTTTCTTTCGCATGGCAAATGTAACAATTTTAAGCAAGAATCGCATTAAAATTGTATCTAAAATTCAAAAAACCACCGGTTCACTCCTGAACCGGTGCTGAATATCAATTAATTGAAGTGTATGTTTTTTACCGTCTGTTTTCCTCTTCAATGCTGGCAATCATTTCCTCGTAAACTTGCGGAGTGGTTGCCGGGTCTTCGGTGTCGGTCGTACCGATTTGCCTTATCACCACCTCACAGCCCAGGAAGTGAGCCATGCGCAGGAAGTTCACTATGTGCGTGTCTTTCCCCCGAGAGATGTCGCGGATAGCTTCGTAGGAAACGCCCGTATCTTTGTCGGCCGTCATGAAGTGAACTCCGCAAATTTCCGCACGGGTAAACAGGAATTTACCTATTTCCTTGGCCGATTTAATGGCGCTGTCCGGGTAACGCGGAGGATTTTTCGGCAGATTCAGTGCGCGATGAATGTTGTAGCGGCGGTATCTTACCACCAGATAGCCTGCACAAAGCAGGACGCAGATAACTGAGAAAATTGTTGTTCCGTCCATAATTTTACTCTATTTCATTTAAACTTTCAATTGATTCTTCAATGCTTGAGAGAGCTTCTTCCATGTATTCTATGTACTCTTGCATCCGCTCTCCTTTTTCGGATTCCTGGAAAGACTCAGGTAGATTGTCAAAGGCTTCCTGTTCTTCGTCTTTGAGTTCTTCAAGTTCCTCATATACTTTTCTCAACGACTCTCTTACGTCTTCGATTTCTTTTCTTCTTTTCTTATTCATACGTTTATAATTTAAAAATGAAGAAGGCCGGCGGGGTATTACTCTCCGTCGGCCTTTGCTCTAACTTAAAACTTCGCTTCACAGCGGTATGAAATTATGAATTATTTTATATGTGAATTTTTGCTTTTTAGAATAATGTTTTATACATTTGCATTGTCCTTCAATGGATTTGAAACAATTTCTACTATTTGTAGATTCTAAAAAGTAAGCTTACTCTTTTAATCGTACCAGAAGGATTTTAAAAGGCTACCATGCGGTAGCCTTTTTTTATTTCTATAAACCAGACTACATCATCATACTTCCTCATTCGTTTCGAGTGTGCATCCTATCCGATCTTTGTCCTGATTTCTTCTATTATCCGATTGCACTCCTCTTTGGATATTTTCCCTGAATACGTTTCATCTACTTCCTTTTCAAATTCTTCCATGTTTCCACGAAAATCTTCACAAGTAATTTCCACTTCATTTTTTTTAGTCCGGTAGGCATGTATGTGGCTAATGAATGGGCCTGAAAGATTGAACCCACAATGGCTCTCATTGTCCTTTATCTCGGCATTGCCACGTATCCATGTAGGGCAGTGTACTAATTCGTTGTCATCTATCTCAGCATCATATACGTGGGCATTCTCGCATATTATAGTCTCGCCACATACAGAGGAACAGCCATACACCTGTGCATTGCCATATATATCAACATTACCATATATATGAGCATTGCCATATACGTGGGCGTTCTCATATATACTAACATATCCATATACCCAGGCTTCACCATATATGTTGGCATCGCCATACACTTCAGTATTACAATGTATGTTAGCGGTATCGTAAACCTTAGCGTACCCATATATTTGAGCTTCTTCATGCACCTCGGCATCACCATAGACTTGAGCGTTACCATATATTTGTGCTCCGCCATACACTTCGGCATATCCATACACTTGAGCATTACCATATATTTGTGCTCCGTCATACACATCGGCATTGTCATACACTTGAGCATTACCATATATTTGTGCTCCGTCATACACATTTGCATCGTCATACACTTGGGCGTTACCATACATTTGGGCTTTATCATACACCTCGGCATATCCATACACCCGGACGTTCCCATGCAACTTTGCATCACCACACACCTCTGCGTCATCATATACCTTTGCGTTATCATATACCTGGGCATTGCCGTACACCTGAGCATCACCGAACACCAGAGCATCGTCATGCACCCAGGCATCACCTTTATGGCTAAGGTTACTTTCTTTTTCAACATAACCTCCCAAGTCACCTTCTTTGGCGTACTTAAATGATTTTATGCATTTGATTTGAAACAATTTTTCCCCACTTGCGAGTTTTATGAATTTGTCAGTCAAAATAAATTTCTTTTCCATATTCTATACAGTTTTTCCCGTGTGCCTCACGTTTTAGATTAGAAAATTGTAGTCCGACTGGGTATTACTCCCGGCCGGACTTAAAACAAGGTTTTTAGTCAGGATTATTCACTAACTAAATTCTGGTAGAAGAAATAATCAAGCACTATTACCAGCACTTTTGCTTCTTTGTCGTCGTACCAGTCATCGAAGTCGGCTTTAATTCCGGAATTTGCAAGAATAGTTTCATTATATTCTTCTTCGTCCATTTCGCTGAAGTCGCATCCTATTTCATCAGGAAGATTGTCAAGATCTATATCCAGCCCTTTTATACTGTCAGTGTGGATACTATGATTTTCCCCTCTATAGACATAAATTTCTACATCTGCACAATTAGACGCTAATTCTTTCAGGTAATTTTTTCGTAAGTTATCATAATTCAACTCTTTAATTGGTTAATATTCTATTTCTTATACTAAAAGTGACCAAAGGTTCATTACTTTACTTCGGTCTTTGAACTAACTTAAAATTCCGCTTCACAGCGGCTGGAATTATCTTTTCAGTAAAAATTCTCCTGCTTTTCGCATAGCTTTTGCCAAGTCTAATGCGTTTTCTATCTTGTCAATTACTTTTACATTTTCAATATCTGAACTAATTCCCATTGTTACTTCTCCTGTAAATCTGGGATATGTGTTTCTTCGGATCATAGTCTTTCCGTTTTCTTTGTACAATTCAAAAACTGGAATAGTATGATTAGATTTGTCGCAATCACAAATAGAAAACTCAGGCATCAAGTCTTCTTCTGATGAAGAAGCAAGTATGTTTCCACACAGAGGACATACGTGTGCATACAAACCTCTGTGAATCATTGTTACATTTTTAATCTTCATTGTAAAATATGGCTTGAATTTTTTTTACTACCTCATTTTTTCTTTTCACATATTTATCATGGTCATAACAGAATTTTTGCATATTTTCAATCAGATAATCATACATTCTCGGTTCTTTACCTACAGATTTTATTAAAGAAAATATTTCTTTTTTTGAAGATAAATATATATCAGCGTATTTATCTTCTGACCATCTATAAAAATCGGTCTTATTACCAAACTTAGACGTGTGGTGCCATTCTGATACATAGATTACACCTGCTCTATCTAAGTAATCAAAATGTGAAGCCGTAACTGAATATTCTTTTTTAAAATCTGTTTTAGGATAAGCACCCTCATTACGAGCAGATACAGCTCTTTTACTCATTGAATAACCTACATAACCTGAGTTGCCTCCTATTCTTTTCATAATGATATACAGTTTTACGTGTGTCTCACGATTTATATTAAACATTTGTAGCCCGAAAGAGTACCATCTCCGCCGGACTTGTTCTAACTTAAAACTAACTTGTGGAATTATTTTGTTAACGGTTTATATGTATTTCCCATAATTCTAAAAGTTTGACGTTGTAAATATAGTTATTTTTCTCAAGTAGCCGAATGAAAATCACTTTTCATTCGGCTGATTTACTAACTTAAAAACTAACGCTTCACAGCGTGACCGATGGAACTTTAATATTTATAATATAATGTTGTTTCATTAAAGCATCCATATTCATTATATGTGCTTCTTTCAACCGAATAACATTCTGCATAAAACATATAGATATAAGTTGTAGCTCCTAATCTTTTTCGTTTTTGGGGTTCTTTGATAAGTATATATTTATTTTCCTTATCAATGTATGAAGAAGATATAATTCCGTTTGAATAGTTTAGGAACTCATTATAAATCTTATTGAATATGTTTTTTTGCTTTTCAGTTGGATTTTGGGTATTTCTTGATATAAGTTCTTTTGCTATTTCTTTATTTATTTTTTTCATAATTCCTTAGTTTTAATAGTTACATAATAGTACCGGACCAGGATGCAAACCTGAATCCGGAAGTAGGTTAGATGCGCATCATTTCAAGACATTGTTTCATAGGTATAAGTTCGTCACCAAAGCATTGTTGCAGGAAATTGTAAGACAGCTTAAAATTTCCTTTTACGCTTCTTATTTTAAATATCTTACCTTCACACAATGACCTGAGATTTTCATCGTCATTAAGCATCCAGAATAGTTTTTCTAAGGAGTATTTTGGAAGCATCCCAGATATTTGCAATTTACCTACAGGGTGAACTTCTTAGGAACATCCATTACTGTTACTTCGGCAGCAAAAATAGGAAAATCAATTATACAATCTTGTAAATCGTTTAGATTGTTATCGTCACCTTCATATAGGAAAGCATATTTTCTGAATCTGCTCCATATCCCGGGTTTAAGAATACTTTTGGATATTTCTACTGGTTCACCTTTCATTAATGTTTTACCATTAGCTACTTTCTCGATTAAATTCTTTTCTACTTTCATAATTCCAAAATTTTAGTTAGACAATGGTTCTCGTACCAATCTTTTAAATCGGTACGAAATTTTCTTAGCGAGCTTTTTCTATTTCCTGGTTGTAATTGTTTTGCAGAAAATACATGTCCTCATTATAAAGTACATTCAGATAATTCAGTATTTTCTCCTTACTTCTTACTTTCTTTATCTTTGATATGCTACTCATTCCATTGCTGTCAGTTCTTACATCTCCATTTTTAAATATTAAAAGAATACATCCTGTACATCCTTCCCAATCTGTTATGATTTCTCCTACTTGGAATTTACCATATTCTTTTACTTCGCTTTTATTGGCATAGTGACGAAAATAATGTTTCTCAATATTTATTACCATAATTCCTTGTTTTTAAGTTAGACGATAGTACCGGGCTAAGATCGCAGACTTAGACCGGTTAGTAGCTAATTTCATTTACGAGGTCTTATTTTTCTAAACTTACCTTCATAATCAGCATTTACATGTCCTGATTGAGAAAGGGTTATATTCCTACTTCTTCGATACATTTTATATTCTCCCCACCAATATGCGTTATATTTCTTACGCATATACTTGAGCAGATTTATAACTTCGTCTGGCCTTTCCCTTGAATATTCAAGCCATTCTGAAATGCCACCTTTCCCATCATTATCAAATACAACTACTAATAGACCTGATTTTTGATTTCCCATAATTCTTTATTTTAAGTTAGACAATGTATCCGGAGGGAGTATCACTCTCCATCCGGATTTTCTTAGCTGGGAAAATCATCTTCCGTGAAATTAATGCCTGAATATACCTCTTGTATTACTTTGTCAGAAATAATACTATCTGCTCTGGCAAGTTCATCATAAGAAGTGCCTTCTCCCGTTTCTTCATTTTGTTGTATCAGATAACTCTGCTTGAGTTCTATCAACTGCTCTCTGTTTAATTCTGATATATACATGACTATAGGTTTTAATTTTCAAAAAGAAATAATTCATTATTACCAGGTATATATACCTTACCGTTTTCTAAGCATAAGAATAAATCTGACAGACTATTTCCTGATGCTTTATAGAAAGCTTCGTAATTGTATTTTTCTCCTTTACTCCATTCGTAGGTACTCATACCTAATTCCCTGTCAGAACTAATTCTTCTGCAAGCTGCCTCGAAAGACATGTTTTTATCACCTAATGGACGAAATGTATATCCATTGTATTTAAAATCTTTTCCCATAATTCAAATTTTTAAAAGTTAGACAATAGCAGCCGGAGGAGTATCACTCTCCGTCCGGCATTCGGTTAACTCATGGGAATGTAAACGTCTTTTGCATTTGGATTCGGGCGATAGATAGTCAGCGTTTTGCCATCGTTATGAGCAAAGCATCTTACTTTGCTACCGTTGCACCTGTCTTCTACAGGCTTGCATCCTTCAGGAAGTTCTTCAAGCTTCCAGAAATATGCGCTTTTTAGAAACTGATTTGCATAATACTGACCTGAATCATCTTTTCTGTAAGTAAGTCCTACATATCCAGCCCATTCTTTAAATGCCTTGATAGTATAGAACTCTTTAAATATGTTCATGAAATCCTGCATAATTACTACCTTTGAATGTCTTTCTCTCATGTAGTGCGGACTGTTGAAATATATTTCGTGCATGGGCACAAGCTTCATTTCTTTCTGGCGGAACTTTTTCACTTTTATAGTGAAGTAAATACCTTGTTGGGCACCTGCTCCATAACAACCCCAGGTCCAGAATACGCGGTCTTCATATCCAACAAACTCAAAGTTTGAAGAATGAATATGAGTAAATGCGCCACCTGAAGTTGAGAATGATTTACCGTTTGTCCATGAGCTTCCGCTTTCACATACATACATCAATCCGAATTTATCTACACTCTCAACCAGCGCATGATTGTAAAAGCTATTGTAATTTACAAACTCTATCATATCTCCTTTCTGCGGCTGCATAAGTGATTTATCATAGTGTGTAAAAAACTCTTTTTCCACATCATTTGCTATCTGATAGTTGCTGTTCCATTCTTTTTCGGTAGTGTAATATCCGTTACCATTCCAACACATGTTTGACTTTTTAAAATCTTCTAATGTCATCATAATTCTATAAATTTTAAGTTAGACAATGACCCCGGCAGATTCTCAAAAACCTGCCGGAATGTTTAAGCTACACAGAAGTAGAAATCACCCTGATGGCGGTATCCGCTGGTAAGCAATGTCCTGGAGTATGCTTCGTAGTCGAAATACTGACCAAACTCAGTTTGAAGTTCTTCAGGCCATTTCATTTCCGCCATATAGGTGGCAAACGCTTCTTCAGAATCAAATTGCCCTGCGTATTTATCTCTGAACTTTTCTACGAGCTCTTCACCGTCTTTGATATAGGAATAATCCACAAAGTACATATCAAGAAACGTAAAGAATGCTTCTGTCTCTGTGTCATCCATATCTTTTGCACACTGAATGATACCAAATATTCGCGGGTCGATATAGCTTTCGTTTATCATCCCGTCCGGTATGTTTGAGTAGTCCTGGTACATAAACTCTGGCTCTTCCTCGTCGCTATGCAATTCCTTACAGGCTTCCATAAACTCATCTTTTGATTTATAGTCGGCCAATTCCATCCATACGCCAGCCAGCGAACCTTCATTATATTTCTTATATGTACCTACATATACGCTTGCTCTGATTAATTTTGATTTTTCCATAATTCCAATAATTTAAGTTAGACATAAAAGAAGCCGGAAGCAGTTTCAGGCTGCTTCCGGCTGGATATTAATTGTAGACTCTGACTTTTTTTACATGCCATATACCGCGTAGAAAATGACTGTCAAATTTCGCATTCTGTATTGAGCGGTACGGACCGCGTTTTGCACCTCCGTTACATAAGTCCACACATACCAGGTAGTATTCATAATGATATTTTCCCATAATTCCTTTGTTTTTAAGTTAGTAATAAGAAAGCCTATGCAGATTCAATCCGCACAGGCTTTTTGTTACGATGCTATACGCAAAGGGAACAGGCTATAAACATAACCGCTTCCACCTCGATACGCTATACAGTTGTGAGTATCGAAATATTCCCATGATTGCATGTCAGGCCAATATTCTTTATGCAAACGTTTTTTATAGAAATCTCTTAGTATGCTTCCGATATTATGACCCCATTCATCAAAATAATAATATATAGTATCATTTTCTTCGTTATACCAAAAATATCCTATTTGTCCGTCAACACGAATCATATCCGGATCACCTTCAAAGAACTCTAATACATCAAAGTCTTCATACTCACAGTCTGCCCATCCGTTTTCTTTACATATTTCGTAAAGCTCATAACTGTCTTCTGTAATAAGGTTTATTGTTCTCATAATTCCATAGTTTAAGTTAGATATAGCACTGATTCCTGATATAAACAGGAATCAGTTTTGTTTAATAACGTAAACCTAATTCTGTACATTCTGACGGAAATATAGTTTTGTAATTTTTTTTATACCTACCAAAATCGTCATTATGACAAATTTTTCTTGCAGGTTTCCTGTCATATGAGTAGCACACATTTTCGCTTTTTGAGATAAATATTGCGAATTTATAGGCCAAATATTCAACCGATTCCTTATTAAATGTGCTACTCCATGTATTTACTACATACTTAACTTTATTATCATTGTCTACGATAACAAGGTATTTGTCTTCCCTGTCCCATACATAACCGATTTCTACATTTACGTTTTTACCGTTTACATCTAAAAGCTTCATAATTCCTATAGTTTTAAGTTAGTAATAGTTTCTGGAAGTACCGTAAAGTACCTCCAGCATGGAATTAATACCCCATAGCGTCGTAGTACGATTTGTTTTTTACGTACTCTTTTGCTATTTCGTAGTCACTGCAATCTTCGCCGAGCTTTGCGCTAATACTTTCGTATGCGCTTTTTGGCATTACATAGATAACCTGTTCGCTCCAGTCGGAACGACCGGCGAAACACAAAGCCACGAATAAAAACACGCAGCACAGAATGACTTTCATTTTCTTTTTCATAACTCAAACTATTTAAGAAGTTTGCAGGCCGTACACCGGCAAAGGTGAACGGCCTGATAGGTCATAGTCTGATAGCATTCTGGCAAGCAAAATCTGTAGATAGAATATGTAAAACTTGCATATCTGATATTTCTTTATATCGTGCATTCCGATTTGAATAGTCCATACAAACTGCTTTTGCGTGATTTAGAATGTTTGTTACGCATAGATTAATATTTTTACCATTCCATGTGTTACATGTTACCAGATAAAATTTATTTTTTACCATAATTCAAAGTAATTTTAAGTTGTGATTGCAGGCCGTACACCGGCAAGGGTGAACGGCCTGATAGAATCATTTACGCAGATAGTTTTTTAATAGTCTGCATATAGTCAGACTATCCGTATCAATGTGTAGAAACGCACCGCAAAACTTTAGCTTTACATGATCCTCAAGCATTTCCAGGAGCTCAGCTAATTTTTCTGAGTTCATACGTGTTTTATCTACAGTTACTCTATATTCTTCCATAATCCTAAAAAGTTTATAGTTATACATACAAGAAGTGCCATGCGCCAGAAAGCGCATAGCACTACATAGGTAGGGGTTTTCCGTACCACCCCCGAAGCTGGTTTTCGTTGCGTTGACGCATACCCGCCTATATGCACCATGATACACTATTTGCATAGCGTTCACAGATACACCTTTCGCATAGACGACCTTTGCAGGCGCACCGCCATACAGACACACGTGTCCGCATGGTACGTTGATTCCATAGGCCCGGATAACTCCCAGCCCGTTCCATACATACGCTAAAACAGTATGGATCTTTTCCGGTTAACTACTCCGGCATACACCCAAGATTGAACAGGGCATAGCACACCCGTACATGAATCCATACGGACACGGTGCACCCTGACTGATCGTTCAACACGTTGCAGGACACACCGCACCCATACGGGTACAGTTATGCCATAGAATTATGAATTATGATTTTCGCGGCCCTGGATACCGTCAGACTCTTGGCCTGGATGACTATAGGCGCATGGACACACCTATCCGCACAACACATAGTAAACCCGTGTTGTGTTTCAAGACGGCCCACAGTGCAGCCTTATGCAGCTGGAGTGTATAGTCCCAAATACTACATATAGATACCCTTTTCGCCGGCCGTATGAGATAGAATATATTTTTGTGGGTGTCCGGGAATCGGACCCGGACTAATACCATACACCCTAAATATTAAGCCGCGTCTACAATACGTTCTGCAATTTGTTGCAACATATCTTCAGAAGCGTCTAAGAATTCTATTTTTAAAGCTTGCAATGTAGCGTTTATCTTAGATTCACGTTTTTCTGCTTTCTTTGTTTCTTTCTTTGCCGCTTTCTCTTTTGCTGCTTTTTCCAGTTTTTCCTTTGCCTGATTTATTTGTAGTAAACCTTCTAAGCTTGCAAAAAAATCGTCTTCATCGAATCTTATTGGAACGTATTCGAAATATTTTTTCCCTATCTGGATTACTTTTAATTCGTTCCCGTCCAATGTTTCAATATCTGATAATCTTTTTAATTTACAGAAAACAGGCAAACCGTCTCCAAGCTCGAAGCTTAGCAACATGGAAAGATCAACTTTCTTTATACCGTAAAAATCTAAGTATCTTTTGATTTTTTCCTGATCACGGTTTTTGTTTATTGTATTCATAACGCCAAACGGTGATCTATTAAGCTTTTTAGTTTCTTTTTTAGCTTCGCGTCTCAATACTGATTTAGATACATTTGTTTTCATAAGTCCATAATTTTAAGTTAGTAATATAGTAACGGGTATCGACTATGCACGACCCGGGAGAACATAGTTCACCCGTTAGGCTACCTTTCGGCTCCTTTCCCGTTATCAATATATTACTATCTCATACGGATTATTTGTTACAGACTAACCGCGCCGCGTGTACTTTGTTCCGTTTGCTTTCGTGTGTGGCTGTCAAACTATGACAGCCGGGAAAGTATCAAACTATGATAGTGAACAGGATCACCATACGGAACGCGGATCACGTTTATACGGTATTTTTTCAAAGAACGTTTTTTCTTTCTGGATATTTTCAGGAACGGAAAGAAAAACGTATCTTTGTTTTGCTACAAACTAAGAAAGTTTATCTTTCTTTTTCCCTGCGGGTATTCCTGTAATACCCGCTTCTTTTATACCTGGAAAGAGCGTTTGCCGGGCTTTGGCAAGCCCCGGAGGCTTGGTAAACGTTTGCTTATCGTTTACAGTTACAAAGGTAGTACTATTTTCTGTATGTGCAAATATATGGTACTATTTTCTGTATTCTTTTAACCGTTATTTACCATTCAATCTAAAACGAAAGGTTTATTTACATTTACCGCGCTTTCTGGTGGCGTTCCTCCATGGTGAGGAACGCCACCAGCGGACACCAGCGGACACCAGCGGACACCAGCGGACACCAGCGGACACCAGCGGACACCA